CTTTATTTTTTCTCCGGAGGGATATTTGGGCAGAACAAATCCAGCATCCGGTCATTCGCAGGGAGGCATGTTTCCTGTTATGGCGCTGTTTTCTCCTTTCCGGCGCTTCTGAAGTTGAGAGTGGAAGTGGTGGGCCATTCTTGACTAAGGGTTACCTCCAAAGAATTGTTCTTCTACATGCGGATTCTATCCGTCATGCCTCTCTGCGAATGACCAGATATTACTATGGAGGTGTAATTATGTTTGAGATTAAAGGAAACGACATGTATCTCACAAGAGGAGATACCGCACGATTCTCTGTCGATATTTTTAACGAATGCGATGATGGGGAATATACACCATCAAGTGACGATAAGTTCACGTTCACAGTGAAGAAAGACGCCTACACAGAAGAAATTCTTATCCAGAAAGTTTCCACGGGAAATCCCGTGTTCAAGATATTACCCGAGGATACTAAGAATTTGGATTTCACAAGTTATGTGTATGACATTGAACTGCTTACACCATCCGGTGATATTTATACACCAGTTCCTTACTCAACATTCAATGTTCTTAAAGAGGTAACGTGATGTATGGAAAAGTAGTGAATGCAGAAGATGATGTCGAATATTTTGGAGAACTTCGTGGGATCATTGTTACATCTCAGAAGCTTCACGGCACTGTTGCTATCTTGAAAAATAACGGAACCTATGCCGGTCCCTATGTTGTTACGCCAAAAGCCAGCGAACAAATTTTATATACTTCTGAGAAAATCATGAATGATGATGTTCTCGTGGAAGGAATTCCATATTTCGAAGTATCCAATACAAGCGGTGGGATGACCGCAATCATAGGAGGGAATGAGTAATGTCTGATACAAAGATGAAAAACAAAATCATTTACAATGGTACTGTTCTTATCGACCTTACAGCCGATACTATAACTGAGGATAAGATCCTTGTCGGGTACACTGCTCATGATAAGGCAGGTAACCAAATTACCGGTACCTGTGACTTTGATGTTAATTCCAAAGATGCCACTGTCGGCGTTGCCGAAATTCTTGACGGAAAGACTGCTTATGCTATTGGCAAAAAGCTTATCGGCACAATGCCAAACAAAGGCGCAGTAGCTCTTACAATTGACACGGTTGGCGGAGTTGTTAAGATTCCTCAGGGATACCATGATGGGTCCGGTACTGTTCAGATTATTTCTGCGGAACAGGCAAAGCTTATTGCCGCAAACATCAAGAAGGGTATTACAATTCTTGGTGTAACCGGCTCACTGGAACCTTCCAGTTCCATCAAGGTCACAACAAAAACTGTTACACCGAAAGCCACAAAGCAGACCATCACTGCGGGCGAAGGGTATGACTACATGTCCGAGGTTACGGTTGAAGCAATTCCCTATGCCGAAACTGACAATGCTCAGGGCGGTGTTACCGTGACAATCGGCTGATCAGGATTTCTGAAAGGAGAATTACCGTGCCAAAGAAAGGTTCGCCTCCAGCACTCACAGTGGAAGGGCGCGAGAACCAGTTGATCAGTCTTGCCGTCGATCAGGCTGAAAAACAGTTACGAGAAGGCACGGCTTCCTCTCAGGTTCTTGTGCACTATCTTAAACTTGCTTCCACCAGAGAGAAGCGGGAGAAGGAAAAAATGGAAGCGGAGATCGAACTGCTCCGTGCAAAGGAAATTGCCGCACGTGCCGAAGTAGAGCGCGGGGAATTGTACCGGAAAGCCGTTGAGGCCATGCGAAGGTATCAGGGCGCTGATGATTATCCGGAGGACATTGACGATGGACTTTATTAAGAGCTGGGATGAACTTATAAAGATTCCAACGTTTGAAGAACGAATTGCATATCTCCGGACTTACTCGACTGTTGGAGAACCGACATTCGGATATGATCGCTGGATCAATCAACGGTTTTATCGGTCCAAAGAGTATAAACGTCTTCGGCAAAAGATAGCAGTTCGTCAAAATGGTTTCGATCTTGGAATCGAAGGGTATCCGCTTCCGGAAGTTTTCATCCTTCATCATATGAACCCAATTACCGTTGATGATATTATTAACGGAAGTGAATTTGCATGGGACCCCAAATATCTTGTCTGTGTATCCCCCGCAACCCACAGAGCGATTCATTATCAGGATGGAAAGAATCAACTTCCTCTGATCGCGCAGCGCTTCCCTAATGACACATGCCCATGGAGGAAATGACATGAGTGACAGTATTCTTGAGGGCATCCGAAGAGGCTGCCAGATAGACCAGAATTGCAATGATTTCGATGATGAGATCATTCCGCTTGCAAATTCCGTTTTTGCCAAACTTACGAGGCTTGGCGTTGGCCCAGAAGAAGGGTATGCACTTACAGAACCGAAAGAACTGTGGAGCAATTATTGTTCTGATAAAATTCTTCTTGGTTTTGTGAAACCTTTTGTATACAAGAAGGTTTGGCTTTTATTTGATCCTCCAATTTCTACTTCCATTGCGGATGCTATGAAGGAAGAGATTGCCGAACTGGAGTGGAACATTATCGAGTATCTGGAAAGATCAAAATAATTAAGGAGTAAGGTATGCTATCCAATACAGCAACCCCGCGATACTACGGTCAGTTTCGGGACGCGGTGTTGCGTGGAGAGATAAAAATCAACAAAGAAATTGAGATGGAAATGAATCGGATCGATGATCTGATTCGAGACCCTAAGTATTACTATGACGACCGTGCGGTCGAAGGGTATATTGCATATTGTGAGAATGAGTTAACTCTGACAGACGGATCCGATCTGAAACTCTTAGATACATTCAAGCTGTGGGCAGAGGAGATTTTCTGTTGGTATTACTTTGAACTCACGACTGTGATCATCCCGGATGAAGGCGGTGGAGTCCATAGCGAGAAAAGACGAGTAAAGCGGCGACTTACGAAAAAACAGTATCTGATTATTGCTCGTGGTGCTGCAAAGAGTATGTACGCAAGTACGATTCAATCTTACTTCCTAAATGTTGATTTAACAACAACGCACCAGATCACAACTGCTCCGACCATGAAGCAGGCGAATGAGGTCATTGCGCCTCTCAGCACGGCTATCACTCGGGCGAGAGGACCGGTATTCCAGTTCCTTACGGAGGGAAGCCTCCAAAATACAACCGGTAGTAAGGCAAACCGGCAAAAGCTTTGCACCACCAAAAAAGGTGTAGAGAACATGCTTACGGGGAGTCTGCTTGAGATTCGCCCAATGCGGGTCGACAAGCTTCAGGGGCTTCAGGTGAAATGCGCCACCGTTGATGAGTGGCTTTCCGGTGTGACAAAGGAAGACCCGATTGCTGCTATTGAACAGGGAGCTTCAAAGGTCAAGGATTATCTGATTCTGGCAATCAGCTCAGAGGGTACCGTTCGAAATGGCGTAGGCGATTCCATGAAGATGGAGCTGATCGATATTCTCCGTGGAGACTATTACGCTCCCCACGTATCGATTTGGTATTACAAGCTTGACAGCATTGATGAGGTTTCCGATCCGTCCATGTGGATCAAGGCTCAACCGAATCTTGGATACACAGTAAGTTATGAGACCTATCAGCTCGATGTAGAACGTGCTGAGAAAGTGCCATCTGCAAGAAATGATATTCTTGCAAAACGGTTCGGCATCCCAAGTGAAGGCTACACATACTATTTTCCATACGAGGAAACAATTCCCCATCCGAAACGGAGTTACTGGGAAATGGCATGTGCAATGGGTGGTGACCTATCCCGTGGGGACGACTTCTGTGCATTTACATTCCTGTTCCCGCTTCCAGACGGGTCTTATGGCATCAAGGTCCGAAGCTATATTACGTCCAATACACTTCATAAGCTGCCTGTCGCGATGCGTCTTCGTTATGAGGAATTCATCAGTGAGGGCAGCTTGTTTGTATTTGACGGGATTGTTCTGGACATGATGCAGGTCTATGATGAACTGGACAATTTTATTTCCGAGCATAGTTACGAGGTCCGTTGCTTTGGGTTTGACCCGTATAATGCAGAGACCTTCGTTGATCGCTGGTGCAAGGAAAATGGTTCATTTGGGGTCGTGAAGGTTATTCAGGGTTCCCGTACCGAGTCTGTACCCTTAGGCGAGCTGAAGAAGCTCTCCGAAGAGCGGCTTTTAAAATTTGACGAGCTGCTGATGCAGTTCGCCATGGAGAACTGTGTGACCCTTACCGATACCAATGGCAACCGGAAACTTATGAAGCTTCGGAATGAAGATAAGATCGATAATGTGTCTGCCATGATGGATGCCTGGGTTGCATTCAAGGCCAATGGTGACATGTTTGACTAAAAGAGGTGAAATCAAAATGGAAACCTATTTGGCCCATGATGGTATCCTTGGAATGAAGTGGGGTGTTCGAAGGTACCAGAATCCCGACGGATCTCTGACAGAGGCCGGTAGACTTCGCTATAGTCGTCAGATGACCAAAAAGCGAAAAGCGGCGGCTAAGAAGGCAGCACAGACTCGCAAAAAATCTTCCGAAACCAAACGCAAGGAAGAGGCCAAGCGGGCAGCTGATGAGAAGGCCGGAAGACCTCGTGACGTCTCGACCATGACGGACCAGGAAATTCGAGATTTCCTTAATCGGAAGGATCTTGAAAAGCGGTACTTGGATGCGGTAACTCCAAAGACAATTGAAAAAGGTGAATCCGTAACAAAGCGATTTTTGACAAAATTTGGATCTAATCTTGCGGATAATCTTATCAAAGAATCGACTAAGAAAATTGCAAAGGACATTGTCGGTTCGATTCTTGGATCCAGTGACGATAATTCCGGCAAGAAAAAGAAGAATAAGTCCGATGAAGAGAACAACGAAGATTGAGGTGAGAAATTAAAATGGAAACCTATTTGGCCCATCATGGTATTTTAGGCATGAAGTGGGGTGTTCGAAGATATCAGAATGAAGATGGTACGCTTACTGAGGCCGGGAAGAAACGAGTTGCTAATTTAGAAGGGAAACGATCTAAGCAGGGTAACAACTACACAAAAGCTTATACGAAATATACTTCTGAAGTAAGCAAATATGGTGCTAAAGCTGCTGATTTGCGTTCTCAGGCGTCAAAAATGCGTTATGATGCATCCTATGGACTGATTGGTTCAAAGAAGTCTAGGGAGAAGAAGCTTGAGAAAGCCGATAGATTGTCTTTAAAGGCGGACAAGCTTATGGCGAATGCTACGAAATATAAGGGTATGATGGATAGAGCGGCATCCAAAATAGAAAAGTACGATAAGAAGATTTCCGATATTACACAGACAACAATTGATGTTGGGAAGAACGCTGTTGATAAACTTTTAAAGGAGCCCTAAATGCCAGAAAACAGTTTTTCCTCCAGGTTGAAAAATGCCTGGAGCGCTTTTATGAATCGAGATCCCCCCGTAAGCAGTTATGTGACTTACGGGGGTTCTTCTTATAATCCGTACCGTGTTCGGTTGACCCGCGGAAATGAAAAGTCCTTTATCGCGCCTATTTTCAACAAGATCGCGATGGACTGTGCAGAGATGTCATTGCAACATGTTCGAGTAGACTCCAATGGCAACTATCTTGAAACCATTGACTCCAAGTTGAATCGATGCTTGACGTTGAATGCCAATAAAGACCAGTCGGCAAGAGATTTCATTCAGGACGCGGTTCTCAGTATGTTCGATGAAGGCACCGTTGCACTTCCGCCAATCGATGTCGTAACCAGAAAGACTAAGAATGGTCTGACGGTTGATATCGAGTCCATCCGGACCGCGGAAATCCGACAATGGTATCCCGATTATATCGCTATGCGTGCTTATAATGATCGAACTGGACAGCGGGAAGATCTTACGATGCCAAAAGCATCTGTTCCAATCATCATGAATCCTCTCTATTCCGTGATGAACGAGAACAATTCCGTTGTGCAGCGTCTTATCCGGACTCTTAACCTTTCTGATACGCTCGACGCACAGAACGGTTCCGGCAAACTAGACATGATCATTCAACTTCCGTATCAGATTCGGACGAAGTCCATGGAAGATCGCGCAAACATCCGGAGAGACAGCATTCAAGAGCAGCTTGAAAATTCAAAATATGGGATTGCGTACATCGATGGGACGGAACATATCACACAGCTGAATCGCGGTATTGAGAACAACCTGTATGAACGGGTGAAGTACCTCGTAGATCAGTTATATTCTCAACTCGGCATTACGGAGTCTATTCTTAACGGTACCGCCAACAATGAAACCATGCAGAATTACTATTCCCGGCTTATTGAGCCGATTATTTCTGCAATTGTTGACGGAATGCGGTGGAAGTATCTGACCCAGAAAGCCAGAGATAACGGCGAAACGATTATGTTCTTCCGTGATCCCTTTAAGCTTGTATCTGCAAATACGATTCCTGACGTCGCCGATAAACTCACGAGAAATGAGATCTTTACCCCGAACGAGATCCGGCAGATGGTCGGAAGGAAACCCGTTAATGACGAAAAGGCAAATGAGCTTCGGAACCGTAACATCAGTGCTGCGAACGATCAGGATTTTGCCAATGTCGTAAAAGATGAATCTTCTGAACAGAAAACAGAAGAAAAGGAGTGAAACAGTCAAAATGGCATTTAAGTACGATTTCAGCGGCTATGCCACCAGAAATGATATTAAATGCTCGGACGGAAGAATTATCCGCGCTGGGGCATTTGCCGATCAGGATGGTGCAAAAGTACCGCTTGTCTGGAATCATGACCACCGAGGCATGGACAATGTTATCGGTCATGCACTTCTGGAAAATCGAAGCGACGGCGTTTATGCCTATGGCGTCTTCAATGACACCAAGAATGGCATTAATGCTAAGCAGCTTGTGGAACATGGCGACATTTGCGCAATGTCTATCTATGCCAATAAGCTGAAACAGAGCGGTCCCGATGTAACGCATGGTGTTATTCGGGAACTGAGTCTTGTGTATGCAGGTGCAAATCCAGGAGCTTTTATCGATTCCGTCATTTCGCATGAAGACGGTTCTGATGAAGAAGCGGTGATCTACTTTAATCAGGACATCGATGTTTCCCATGGTGAACTCAAACACGAGGAAGAGGATGATAAGGAAAAAGAGTCCGAAAAGCCTTCCGGGAGAACCGTGAAAGAAATCATTGACAGTCTTCCTGAAAAGAAAAAGCAGGTTGCTCTGTTCATTATCGGTATGGCCCTCAAGGGTGGAAAAATGGAACACGCTGACAATGGCGACGATGAAGAACAGCCTGTTTCTGACAAAGGCGAAACCGTTGCCGATGTCTGGAAGACCTTTACCGAGGAAGAGAAGAAGGCCGTTTACGCGATTATCGGCTCCGTAAAAGAAAACAACGAGTCCTCTGATGACGATGATGAAGAAGAGGATGACAATGATGAGGAGGAAAAAGTTATGAGACATAATGCGTTTGACAAGGAAACTCAGACTGATACCATGGATGGCGTTCTGACCCATTCCGACCAGGAGGCTATTCTGGCTCTCGCTAAGAGTAAGGGCTGCGGTTCTCTGCGAGAGGCTATGGAACAGTACACCGAGGAGACCGATCATCTCCAGCATGGCATTGACGAGATCGAAACTCTGTTCCCTGAATACAAGGATGTAAAGCCTGGCGCTCCCGAGCTGATTACCGATAATCTGGGCTGGGTTACTACGGTTATGAATGGTGTCCATAAGAGCCCCATCAGCCGTATTCGTACTCGTCAGACTGACGCAAGAGGCCGTAAGATTCGTGGCCTTGGCTATCAGAAGGGTACTCTAAAGAAGGAAACGGGCAACGTTAAGCTCATGAGCCGGACGACCGACCCCTACACTGTATACGTAAAGGACTCCATGAATCGGGATGATATTCTCGACATCACGGATTTCGATGTCGTATCCTATGAGTACAATCTCCTGCGGATGGCTCTCAACGAGGAAATTGCTACCGCTGTTATGGTTGGTGATGGCCGTGAGGATGGCGATGAGGACAAGATCCCAGAGGATAAGATTCGTCCCATCTGGACTGATGACGAGCTGTACACCATTCATAAGGCTGTCGATGTTGCCGGCATGAAGACCAAGCTTCAGGGAAGCGATACAAGCAAGAACTTCGGTGACAACTACATCGAGACCGAAGCTATTATCGAGGCTGCTCTGGATGCCAGAATCGATTACCGTGGTTCCGGCTCTCCTGCCTTCTTCTGCACTCCGCAGCTGGTTAACACTATGCTGATGGCTCGCGATCTGAACGGTCGGAGAATTTACAACAGCATCGACGAGCTGAAGACGATTCTGAATGTTTCCGCGATTGTTACTATTGAGCAGTTCGCCGGTCTTCAGAGAAACGTTGATACCAATAAGATGGCTCTGCTTGGTATTATGGTTAATCTCGACGACTACTATGTCGGTGCCACCAAGGGTGGCCAGATCACCCAGTTCAATCAGTTCGACATCGACTTCAACAAGGAGAAGTATCTGATTGAGTCCCGTATCTCCGGCGCTCTGACTAAGATCAAGTCTGCGATTGTTCTGGAAAAGAAGGTTTCTTAATGCCTTTAAGGTTAACATAACATAGGAGGAATGAACATGGGATCCAATAAGATTTATGAAGGTTATTCCGATCAGCATATGCGTTCTGTAATTGCCTATGGTAAGGCAGCAGACCATAAGCTGTATGCTGATTCTGCACATACCGCGACGATGTCCGCTGCGATTATTGAAGATGCATTTAAGAAGGGCATGCTGCTTGTGCATGATGGTACCAATTTCCTGCGTCCTGTCAAGTTTGGCGGCGGTAAGGTAACCACCGTTGATGGCACCACTACCGTTACCGGCACTGAGTGGTCTGCCAGCGCTACGGAGTAATTCAAAATGGGACGATTCTGCGGAGCAATTGGATTCGCCGAGACCGTCGAGCAGTCACCCGGCGTTTATGTCCCGAAGGTAACTGAACGGATGTATCACGGCGACGTAATTGCTCGGCGGGTTCGTCTCGAAGAAACAAGTGAAACGACGAATACGAATTTCATGTTAAACAATGATATTAGTATCGTCGCCGACAAATTTGCAAAAGAGAATCTTGGATTTATGCAATATGTAGTTTTTTGCGGAATGAAATGGAAAATCACCTCTGCAACGATTGAATACCCAAGAATCAAACTGACGATCGGAGGGATATTCAGTGAATGAAAGACGACTGTTACTTCATAAAAAATTCCTTTCGATCAATCGTGTAAAAGCAGCGTATTTCAATCCAACAAACAATGTAAAGATGATTTATCCATGTATCCGATATAGTCTGGTTGGGGAAGCTGTTCGATTTGCAGCAAATGGACGATATATAACGAGAGATAGATATCTTGTTACGGTCATTGACCCCGATCCTGATAGCCAGATCTATAAAGAACTTGAGAAAAATCCATATTATTCTTTTGAACGTATGTATTCAGCCGATGGACTCTGTCATTTCACAGGGTCCATCTATTTTTAAGGAGGTAAAAATATGCCCGAAAGTAATGTTCTTGTATGGGACGAGGTTGGTACTCGTGAGTACGAAACCGGCGTAGACAAAGGTGTACTGTATCCTTATGCTGATGGCGCTCCCGGCGATGGTGTTGCATGGAGCGGTCTGTCTGGAATCGATGAGTCTCCCGAAGGTGCAGAGGCCACCGCAGTTTATGCGGATAATATGAAGTATCTAGTAATGCGGTCTGCCGAAGACTATAAGGGTACGATCAAGGCTTACAGATATCCCCCTGAATTTGAGGCCTGTGACGGCTCTGCAAGTCCTACTGGCACGGTTGGCCTGACCATTGGCCAGCAGACCCGTAAGACCTTCGGTCTGGTGTTCCGCACCAAGGTCGGCAATGATCAGGTATTCGATGACTACGGTTACAAGCTCCATCTGGTGTATGGTGCTACTGCGTCTCCCTCTGAGAGAAGCTTCGAGACAATTAATGATTCTCCCGATGCTATGGAATTCAGTTGGGAATTCGAGACGACTCCTATTAATGTGCCGGGTTATAAGGCATTTGCGCACATGGAGATCGACAGCACCAAACTGAAGACTGAGAAGGAAAAGGCTTGCCTGACCAAGCTGGAGGGAATCCTGTTCGGCAGCACTACCGCAAAGGCAAGATTGCCTCTGCCTGCTGAGATCATCACGATCATGACTCCCGAAGCCTAAGAATAATTCATCAAAGCCCCTGTCCATTGAGATGGGGGCTTTCCCTTAAAAATTGAAAGGAGAAAAACAACTATGTTTGTACATGAAATCACCTATACCGACTTTGACGGCAATGAAAGAACTGAAGAAGTTCGTTTTCATCTGTCTCCTGCTGAGTTGACCGAACTGGAGGCAACCACCCCCGGCGGCCTCAAGAAGCAGATGGATAACATTATGAAGAAGAAGGATGGCCCTGCTATCATGCGGTACTTCAAGAAGATTGTCCGCATGAGTTACGGTAAGAAGTCCGAAGACGGCCGTCGGTTTATGAAGTCTGAAGAAATCTGGAATGATTTTGCCGAGACTCAGGCTTACGTGGAACTGTTCATGAAGCTGGTTACTGACGAAAAGTTTGCACAGGAATTTGCAAATGCCGTCATTCCCGACATGAAGAAATATGTACCTGCCGATGCTGATCTGTCTGTCGTCAAGTAATGTTAATTCTGACTATTCCACCGAAGGAGCTGTATGACGAAACTCGAAATGAGTTTATTGAATGCCCTTCGGTTATGCTCCAATTGGAGCATTCTCTGCTTTCCATTTCAAAATGGGAGGCAAAATGGAAAAAGCCGTTTATGGACAAGAAAGAAAAAACCTATGAGGAGTTTATTGATTATGTACGATGCATGACGATCACACCGAAGGTTGATCCAACTGTCTATCTGCGGCTTACACAAAAGCATTTTAAGGCAATTGACCAGTATATTCACGATCCAATGACGGCTACAACATTCCATAGCTGGAAAAAAGAAAAGCCTGGTAAGAAGATTATCACATCTGAGCTTGTGTACTATTGGATGGTTGCGGCGCAGATTCCATGGGAAGCAGAAAAATGGCACTTTAACCGGCTTATGACTCTCATTCGTATTTACGGAATTGAGAATAGCAATTCTAAGATGAGTAAGAGAGATATTTATAAGCAGAACCGTGCCATTAACGCTGCACGTCAGGCGAAAGCCCATAAACCTTGAAAGGGAGTTTCAAATGCCGATAAAAATGACGACAACCGGTAGTTTCAGAAAAACAAACCGGTTTCTGAAGCATGCTTCCGACAAGAAGATTTTTAAGAGTCTTCGAAAGTATGCCAGAGAAGGCGTTCTTGCACTGATGTCGGCAACTCCAATAGACAGTGGTTCTACGGCTTCCATGTGGCGATACGAGATCGCCTATGCAGACGGCTCCGCCAGAATCAACTGGGTAAACGATAACGTGAATAACGGCGTCAATATTGCCCTGATCCTTCAATTGGGACATGGCACCGGTACCGGAGGCTGGGTAGAAGGGCGAGATTACATCAACCCAGCTATCCAGCCTGTTTTTGACGAGATGACTGACAAGATTTGGAAAGAGGTGAGAAGCGGGTGAGTACCGAAATAGAGAACAGAGTTGTCCAACTGGAAATGGACAACAAGTCTCTTGAGAAAAATTCGAAACAGTCCATCAAAACGCTTGAGAAACTTGATAAAGCCCTTGAATTCAAGAACGGGAAGAAGTCTTTCGACGACGTTGAGAAAGCTGCGGAGAAATGTAATTTTGAGCCCCTGCTGAAGGCCGCCGAAAAGGTCAATGAACGGTTCAGTACCATGGGTATCATGGGGGTCCGGGCGCTGGAACGTATTACGGATAAAGCCCTTGACGCCGGACTTTCCATCACTAAATCTTTGACGATTGATCAGATTGCTTCTGGTTATAGCAAATATGAACAGAAAACGCAGTCTGTTCAGACGCTTGTTAATTCGACCGGAAAATCCGTTAAAGAAATCAACAAGTATCTTGATCAGCTGATGTGGTTCTCTGATGAAACCTCATATAGCTTCACGGATATGGTCAGTGCACTGGCAACCATGTCTTCTTCCGGTGGTGACATTAATAAACTGATTCCGATGATTCAGGGTGTTGCAAATGCTACGGCTTTTGCCGGTAAAGGTGCATCCGAGTTTACCAGGGTTATGTATAACCTGAATCAGTCCTACACTGCTGGATATTTGTCATACATGGACTGGAAGTCCGTTGAACAGGCTGGTGCTGCTTCCAAACAGTTGAAACAGGTTCTGTTGGACATTGCCGTTGCGGAAGGGAAAGTTAAAAAAGGTCAAGCGGATATCTCTAATTTCAATAATCTTTTGTCGAAGAAGGTATTCACAAGAGACGTTATGGAGAAAGGCTTTGGATATTTCAATGAAATGACCGCCAAAGCCTATGAGATGATCGGAACTCTGGACGAGCAGGGAAATAAGATTGAGACAGCATCTCAGGCTTATGAAATCCTTGCACAAGAGTACGATTCCGTATCACTCCGGGCGGCAAAGTCCGCTCAGGAAGCAAAGTCATTTTCTGAAGCAATTAGTTCTACAAAGGATGCGGTCAGCTCCCAGTGGCTGAAGATATTTGAAAATGTCTTTGGCGACTATGATCAGCAGGTGGAATTGTGGACTGGGTTGGCAAATGGACTGTATGATATTTTTGCAACCCCACTCAGTGATATAGCAGACCTGTTTGGAGACGCTTTCCAGTCTACCCCTATCGGAACTATCGAAGACAGTCTTTCTGACTGTGGAGTCGAAGTAGATGCTTTTAAGGAAAAGCTTACAGAAGTGGCGAAGGCTTCCGGGAAGGTTGACGAGGCTGTTATTGATGAGACGACTGCATCTATCAGTTCTGTTAAAGATCTTCTGAATCTTGATTGGGTCGACAGTTCCATGGTGAGCAGCACGATGGATTACTATTCCAAAGCGCTGGAGACTGGGACAAAGGTTACAAAAGAATTTGTATCTGCTGCCGATCTTGCCGATCGAATGAAAACCGGTGAATTCGGAAATCGGTGGAACTATAAACAGCTTACCAAGAATCTTCAAGAAGCCGGGTATGACATCGCAAATGCACAGGACGTGTTCAAGCTTGCGAAGAAGGACCCGACTGCCAAGATTCGTATGATGGGTGAGCTCACCGAGAAAAATACTGAGTCTCTCGAAAACGCGGCTGCGGCGGCGAAAAACTTTAATCATGAATTCTACGATTCCAATTCCGGACGGACGATTGGACTTGAAGCGATCAAGAACGTTCTTTCCGCCATCGGAGATCGGATCGATATGGTCAAAAAGGCTTGGGGAGATATTTTCCCGAACGCAACAGCAGACAACATTAAAAATGTGATCATCTCTTTCCACAAATGGTCCGAAACTCTCAAAATGGGGGAGGATCAGGGAGATCGAATTTACAATGTTGCGAGCAAGATTTTTGGTGCAATTAAGAAGGGCCTAACTATTATCGGAAAGGTCATTTCTCTTACGAAAACTCTTGTAAAAAGTATAGTCGGGATTGCCAAAGCATTCTTTGCACTGGAACCTGTTCAGGCATTCATCAATGGTGTTAAGAATACTCTTTCTGATGTTTATAACTTTATCAGCGGAAAGATTCTTTCTGCTATTGAGAAATGCCAGGACTTTATTAACAGCCACTTGAATCCGACTACGGGCGAGCTTGGCGATGGACTTAACAGAGTTGGCAATATGTTCCGCAAGATTTCCGACAGGCTTGCACCTCTTTACAAATTTGCAAAGCAGGTTGGCGGGTATGCACTGAATATTCTCAGTCGAATCTGGCAGGCGCTTGCTCCATATGCAAATCTTTTCTATGAGAAACTGATTGTACCGTTCACGACATTTATCGGAGAAGTCATTGACAGCGATGACCCGATCGGGACACTTACTTCCGGAATTGGTAGATTCGTTAAGAAAGCATCCAATGGCCTTAACAATCTGATTCGAAAGATCAGGAATTTCAGTCTGAAGGATCTTCTGTCGAATGCTAACTCGAAATTTCAGGATACGCTTGACAAGTTTCCAGCGCTCCGAAATGCTTTCGAAAATCTCCAGACAGCTGCCGATAACCTGAAAGATCATCTGGACTTTGGCAAAGTCCTTGCGATTTTCACAGGAGTCTCGCTTGTTGTGGGTATCAGCAAATTTTCTGCTGCACTTACTGACCTTTCCGGCGCCGCCGGTCAGGTGAAAAAGACACTTTCTACTATCAATAACATCATCAACGTCAAGTTCGGTAATAGCTTTGCTTCGAATGCAAAGGCGATCGCAGGAGCTGTCGTAGCAATTGCGACTTCCCTGTTCCTGCTATCTGCGGTACCAAAGGAAGACCTGATCAACGCGACTACGCAGATCGGTTCTCTGATGGTGCTGCTCGGCGTTCTTGCTGGCGTTATGACGTATGTTTCCACGAAGCTTACGAATAAGCAGAGAAAGAGTTTGGCGGGTCTTGTAAAGCCTCTGCTTGGGCTCAGTGCAGCGATGCTGATTCTCAGCGTTGCCGCTAAGAACGCATCTACTGCCATTGGCGCAGGCGAAAATGTCTGGAAACGGGTTGGCGCAATTCTTGCGTTGATCGGTGGCCTTGGTCTTGAACTTATCGGCATGTCGGCCCTGCTTGGCGCAGTCGGTGGAAAAGTCACAGTTGCTGCGGTTGTTCTGATGGTAGTTTCTCTTGCGATCATGAAACTTGCACAGGCAGTAAAGCTTCTTGAGAACATCAATCTTTCGGATGACGCAATCAAGCTCGCATGGATTGTCGGTGTGATCATGGTCATTGGTATTCTGGCCTCTGCTGTAACAAAGGTTGGTAAGGGCTTGAGCGGTTTCGCAAATGCTGGAATTGGTATCCTTGCATTTGTGGCTTCCATTTATATTCTGACACTTGCAATTGAGAAGATTTCCTCTGAAGGAATGAAGCCAACTTGGGAAAAATTTGGGAATTCCATCGGAACTATTATTCCGGTCCTTCTTGTTCTTGCAGGGATTACTACTGTTCTGGTAATCGTGGGGAAGCGCATGAAAGGTACGGCAAAGGCGGTTGCTAAGATATCCATCGGAGTTCTTGCAATGGTTGGTGCCATGTATTTCATGTTGGTGCTGTTCAAGAAGCTATCCGAATTCTCGGATGTCGACAGTTACGTAGCAGGAATCATCGGTGTTGCCGTTCTTGGCATCCTTGTAATGGGCATGATGTCTGCACTTGGCACTGCTGCTCAGAAAGCAGACGGCGGTAAGGGTGTGCTAAAGCTTGTTGCGGGTGTGGTGATTATGACCGCGGCTATCGGTGTGCTGATGCTGCTGTTCAAGGCCATGGCGGCACTGACGAAAGGTATGGCCCCGCTGGATGTTTTAACGATAGAAGGATATTTGCTAGGGCTGGCGGCGATCCTTGGAGGACTCGTCATTGCGGTAGGCTATGCAGCAAAGCTTGGCGGCGGTAAGGGCCTTGGTATTCTTGTTGGTGCTATTACCGGTATTACTGTACTTGCACTGATGTTGATCGCTTTGACGAGCTTTAGTTGGGAGCAGATATGGCCCGCTATGGTTGCCATTCTCGCATGCGCTGTTGCACTCGGCATTGTTATGGTTGCTGTTGGTAAAGCAGTTCAATCTGCTACAGCGAGTAAAAGTGGTTCAGCTGGTCTGTTTGCGGCGATGGGCATCCTTATTGCCGTGGGAGCCTCTTTGGCAATTCTTTCAACAAGACCGTGGTATCAGATGATTGCTCCGACTGTAGCTATGGGCGCAGTTATTCTTGCCACCGCGAAAGCAATAGAAATTCTTGGTAATGCAAAGTCCAATCTCGGTAATGTATTTGCGGCCGTTGTAGTTCTCGCTGCTGTTTTCGCTGGTCTATATTTAATCATTCCGCAAATTGAGGCCCTTGCTAAGGTTGACACGATGAGTCTACTCGGGAACATGGTTATCCTTGTTGTTGCCATAGGTCTTCTTGTTGCTGGATTAGGCTTTCTTGCAAGTATTGCGGCTGGTATTCCTACCATGAGTGTCGCTCTATTGGCAGTCGCTGCTGTCCTTGTTGGAATCGCAGCGGTTGTCGGGGTCTTTGCAGCGGCTATGTACTACCTGCAAAGTGTTAACTGGACGGCCATTGCGACCGGACTCATGCAGGTTGCTGAACCGATGATCCAGCTCGGAACAGCTGGACTTATGCTTATTATTGCTGCGGTAGGCGTGGCGTTGATTGCAGCTGCAATCTGGGTACTTGGTCTTGCATGCGGCAGTTCTGCCGATGGAATTGTTCTGTTTAACGTTGCTCTAATCGGTCTTGGTAACACGCTGTCGGCTATCGGCAATGCATTCCAGAACGCGAATGGTAATCTGCTTTCCGGTCTTGCAAACCTGAGAGACGAATTTTCGACATCTGCTGAATCTACCGCAGAATCCGCGAAGATGCTCTGGCAGTCCATTGCGGATAGTGGAAGTGGTCAAAATGCAGGTGCGGCATTTGACGGAGTTGTTGAAGTATCAGGCGAGAAGGGTGCACAGAGTGGAACTAACTATGCCACAGAGTTCAACAGCACGGCTTCTGAGGAAATTGCGAACGGCAGTACCCTTGATGGAATCAATGATAATGCTGAAACGAAGGGCACTGAAGGTGGTCAGGCTTACAGTCAAGCGTATAATGAAAATGCGCAGATTGAAATCGACAACGAAGAGCCTCTTGCGGAAGCTACCGAAGATTCCGGAACCGCAGGCGGGGAAGCCGGTAAAGCATGGTATGATAATTTCGGTTTCAATCTGGAAGAAGGCATGAAGAAACTTCCTGGAAATGTTCAGGATATGATCAAGAAGTATGCGCCGGAAGGCGGTCTTGATATCTCCAGTCTTTTAGGCGGAAATTCTATGATGCCGGATCTTGATTTCAGTGGAACCGACCCGGAGGAGATCAAGGATAAAATTTCTGCCTTCGCCGGGAATATGGTGGATACGGAAGGGTTCAGTAACGCCGGTCAAGAGAATACAAAGGCATTTGTATCCGGACTAGTTGCTTATCTCGGAAGCGGGGAAGCAAGCGAGGCTGCATCTTCTGCGATCATATCCTGGCTTCAGGAGAATATGACAGCAGATGGACTCGCGTCAGTCGGTACTGATGTCGGAAACAATGTTGTCACTGAGGCAAATACGGCGCTGGAAAATTCTTCTGATACCACAAGCACTTCCATATGGAAAATGCTTAGTACCGCAGTTGGCAAAGTTGACTGGGCTTCTATTGGAGATCTGGTTTCTGGAAACTTCATTAGTTCGATGGGAACTTCCTTCCTGAAGAGTCAAGGAGCAAGCGAAGCGACCCTTTCCGGAAACTTTACCCCATTGTTCACCCAAATCGCTGAAACTACTGATTTGTCTGAGTCCGCTGATACATTCGTGACGAACTTTATCGGTAAAATTTTGAATGGATTAACTTCTATCAGTAACCTCCATGAACTCAATAAGGCCGGCGTAAGCATGGGCAATGAGGTTAATTCCGGAGGTGGGAGCGTCAGTACGGATTCCACTGGATCTTACTGGGGCAAAGGACTTGCTAATGGCGTCTGGGGTTGGTCTCAGGAGATCTGGCAGAAGGGCTATGACCTTGCCAAGAAACTGATAAATGGTACCAAGACAGGCATTGATTCCAATTCACCATCGAAGGAAGCCTATAAACTTGGCGAATACTTTGATATGGGTCTCATGAATGCCGTTGTTGCTGGTTACGATGAGGTCGAGAACGTGGCTTATGTTCTCGGCACTCGTGCGTGTGATGGACTGAATGACGGAATTCAAAATGGGATTGAAGGCGGCATTACTCCCGTTCTCGACATGAGTGACGTGACGGATACTCTCAGTGATTTCGATGGAACTTACCGGCCGGTGATCAAGCCAACACTTGATATGTCTGATGTGGACCCTGCGCTCAGCAACATGAATGCAGTTGCCGCATACATGGGCAATCGTGGAGGTTCGGATGGAGCCGGTGCTGAGAACCCAAGCCCGACGTCTTTCAATTTCACGCAGAACAACTATTCTCCCAAGGCGCTGTCCCGTATTGATATTTACAGGCAGACACGAAATCAATTCTCTACAGTAAAGGATATGATCAAAGCATGATAAAGACGGTAAAGGTCACGAATTATCGTGGCGAGATTCTTACTCTGGATTTAGCCAATCCATATGATTCGGGCCTTGCCGTCACTGATATTGATGGTATTGGTCCGGAAAAAGCAACAATTAACACGGTGGAAATTGCGACAAACGATGGTTCCATGTTTAATTCCGCCCGGATCGAGTCCAGAAATATTGTATTATCGCTTCGATTTGTCGGAACAAATATTGAGGAATGTCGACGGCTTACTTACAAATTCTTTCCTCTGAAGAAAACCCTGACGTTTGAGGTCATTACCGACGAGCGGCAGGCAGCCATCACGGGTTATGTGGAATCCAACGAACCGGACATTTTCTCGAAAACGGAGAGCACAAAGATTTCCATCGTTTGCCCTGATCCATACTTCAAATCCAGCCCGAATTCCAATGTTACGGTTGTGTTCTATGGTGAAGAACCGTTGTTTGAGTTTCCATTTGAAAACGAGGGGGACGAGCCTCAGCTTGAACTTGGTCAGATTAACCGGGTTACGGAGGCAAACGTCCCCTATGACGGCGATTCCGAAGTTGGAGCAATCTTTACGGTTCATGCACTCGGACCTGCCAAGAATGTCCGGATCGACAACCTTGACACGAGAGAGTATATGATCATTAACATCGATCTGGAGACTGGCGATGATCTGGTTATCAGTACGGTGACTGGAAGCAAGTCCATTCGGAGGTTACGAAACGGTGCGTATACGAATGTTCTCAACGCTCTTGACCGGAAATCCAGCTGGTTCAAGTTGGCAAATGGCGATAATGCGTTCGCTTATCAGGCAGAAGAGGGTCTGACGAATCTTCGGTTCGATGTGTCCCATACAATTCTCTATGAGGGTATTTAAATGTTCGCATATGTACTGAATACGAATTTCGAAGCGGTAGGTCTGGTGGATTCCTTTAAGTCATTTATCTGGACGGACCGCTATCAGGAGTGCGGCGACTTCGAGATCATGACATTTCCCGAGAAAAGCGTCATGGATGTGATGAAGAAGGATTATTATCTTGTAAATCCTTCTTCCAACCATACCATGATCATTGAGGGGCGTGAGGTTGATACTGATATCGATGATGGCGATTACTTCATTGTAACCGGACGGTCTCTGGAATCCATCCTGAAAAGACGGGTTGTATGGACGCAGACATCACTCAATGGAAATCTTCAAAATGGGATCAAACAGCTGTTGACAGACGCATTCATTTCGCCGACGGTTGCTGAACGAAAGGTACCCAATTTCGTTTTCAAGGAATCCACAGACACCAGAATTACGAAACTTACCATGGAAGCGCAGTATACCGGAGACGATCTCTATGAAGTCATTACGGGTCTGTGTGTTGCAAATGATATCGGATTCCGGATTACGCTTGATTCGAGCAATAACTTTGTGTTCGAGCTCTACAAGGGCGATGATCGGGGTTATAACCAATCCGAGAATCCTTATGTCATATTCAGTCCGAATTTTGACAATATTATTGACAGTCAGTATGCAGAGACTTCCAAGGAATACAAGAATGTTGCGCTTGTCGGTGGCGAAGGTGAAGGCCCAGAACGGAAGTACACCACGGTTGGGACGACTTCCGGTCTGTTGCGGAGAGAAATTTTCACGGATGCACGAGATGCGTCCTCCGAAAAGGAAGATGGCACTACGCTTACCACTGAGGAATACAACAATATATTAACTGCAAGAGGCCAAAAGGATCTTGACGCCAACAAGTACGCCAAGACTTTTGAGGGTGAAGTGGATGCTACACAGGGATTTGTGTATGGTACAGACTTCTATCTTGGCGATATTGTGCAGGTAGAAAATGAATATGGGATGGAAGGACCGTCTCTTGTGTCTGAGATCATCTGGTCTGAGGACTCAGACGGTTACAAGTGTTATCCTACATTTGTGGCCCAAAATGAAGAATGAAGATAATTAGGAGGGAGAAAGCAGTTGAGTATCAGTTATGGATTCTATAACTCGGTCAACCACGACCGAAAGTACAACGCCGAGCAGATCGGTTCCGTGCTTGACGGTGTGATCACGGATGGCGTGTACCACTCGATCGGTGACATCTTTTCTGTAACACCCGGCACAGGAATGAGCGTTAATGTTGCATCAGGAAGAGCGTGGTTCAATCATACGTGGACCCTGAACGATGCAATGATCATTGTCGGGTTGAGTGAGGCCCATCAGGTCTATGACCGGATTGATGCAATTATCCTGAAGGTCGATACGGGAAACCGAACGAACAGTATTATTGCAAAAGCCGGTACGCCCTCCAGCTCTCCGTCAAAACCTACGCTTACTTCCGATGAGCATCCGCTGGCATATGTTACGGTCAAACATGGCGTTACAGCAATTACAGCTGCTAATATTCAGTTTGTTGTCGGAACATCTGAGTGCCCATTTGTTGCCGGAGTTCAAAATGGGGTCAATATCGACGTATTGGTTGCGAACTGGAAGACGCAGTTTGATGAGTTGTTTGTCCAGTTGGAGAAACAGATTTCTCAGGCCGTCTCCGGAACATTGATTGATGGGTCTGTTACCTATGAAAAGCTTGCTTCGGATGCTGTCAGGCGGAGATTTGAATCCGTGATTGTCGAAGCCTCCAGCTTTGTAAGCGACAGTACATACGCAAATTATCCGTATCGGGCAAGCGTGACTCTTGCAGGCGTTACGGAAGATATGATTCCGGATGTGGCATTCTCCATTGCGTCCATGACCAATGCAGATCTGGCGCCCATTGCACAGTGCTATAATGGCGGCATTTTTATTTATGCCTCTGCGGTTCCTACCGGCAATGTTGAACTTAACTCCGTTGTCTGCTGGAGGTGACATGAATGGCTATCGGAAGAACAAATGCCGGTAATGGCGGCGGTGGAGCTGGCGGAACGCTGGTTGTTACCGCCCCTGTCGGTTCCAGCATTCGGGTTGTTAAAGGGAATATTACCAGAACAAAGACGATCGGGTCCAGTGGCACGGCTATCTTCAATGGTCTGGAGGGCGGTACGTGGGCAGTTACGGCGACCCTTAACGGTCAGACTGCAACAAAAAATGTAACCATCACGACAAGTTATAGTGTTACACTAGCGTATTTTGCCTCGACGATCAATGTTACGTATCCTGCCGGGTCAACTTGCACGATTACGCTTGGCTCTACGGTTTATAATGCACCAAACACAAGTGGTTCATGGAGCTGTGTCGTCAACGCGACTGGAACGTATACTGTAAAGTGTACAAATGGTTCGCAGACGGCTACAAGAACCGCGACTATTACCGCTACCGGGCAAAGTGTCAGTGTTGCATTGACATATGAATACTATATTGTAAATGGCAGCGGAAATGTCGATTACACCGGCGGATGGAAGCTACTGGCTTATGGAAGTGTATGCGCTGCTAATAAAAATAACATTAAAATGTACACCGAAAGCGGATGGGGAGGTGTTCAGGCATACTCCACTTCCCAGGTAGATCTATCGAAGTTCTCCAAACTATATATCAATGTGAGTGCATATAATGATGCTCGTCCTGAAGCGGCATTTGGTGTTAGTGCGAGCAAACCTAATCATATTATGTGGAATGGCAAGAATTTCGATGACGACTCAACAGATCATGATTTTACCAACAAGGCAAACTGTGCTGCTACAGTAGCCATTACATCTACCGGAGTCAAGATGATTGATATTTCCAGTCTTTCTGGTTACTTCTATATCTGGACTGGTGAGGATGGTGCAACGTGGGACGGTTCAGGTTTCACTATCGATAAGGTCTGGCTATCCAACTAAGGTGGTGCTGTGAATGAGTGTAAATAAGGTTGTATACAATGGGAAGACTCTCGTTGATATGACTGGTGCTACAGCTACCGCCGAACAGATATTGTCCGGTTACACTGCATATGGCAAGAGCGGCGCGATACTGACCGGAATAGCGAATAGCGATAGACTGAATTTTCGTATTTTTGGCGGTGAAACTGCCCCATCAAGTCCAAAATGGAATGATATTTGGGTAAAAACCAGTTTGGCTATTCCAAATGGCAGTGTCTTCTTCAATGAATACATTAGTACGTTCTGGCTTGGTGTTTCAAATGGCGGTCTGTACATTCCAATGGTTGCATCAAATTCTGGTCTCACAAAAACAACTGGTATGAATTGTGTTGTGGGAACTGGATATTTGGCAGAGTTTAATGTGAACCTAATAGGATGCCAGCAGAAAGTAGATGGCAAATGGGTTGGTCGAAATGCTTATATTTACCATAACGGATGGGTGCAGTTTGCAACAGCTGAATATTATATAACAAATTCAGGAGGAACCGCAAACTATACTGGCGGATGGACCGGACTAGGAAATGTTACTACCATCGGTTCTGATATTCAATGCTATGTCGACTATTCGTGGGCCGGTTGCCAAGCTTTCACAAATGGCAGTTTCGATGTTACGAACTATTCGAAACTATACGTGAATATCAGTTCCGTAGCTTCACTGCGAGATCAAGCAAGTTTTGGACTAAATGCCAGTAAACCTAATTCTGTGATGTGGAATGATAGTTTTACGAACAAAAATAATTGCGCCGTGATTCAATCTATTACTTCCGCTGGGGCTAAGGTGATTGATATTTCCAGTCTATCCGGCAACTATTATTTCTGGTGCGGTCAGAATGGTACTGGCTGGGCGGGGAAAAGCGGCTTCACCATTGACAAAATCTGGCTTGCATAGGAGGTTGAAAGGTGAAAATTTATATTGATTCCGAGTTCTGCTGCCATGCAGCCAGTGGCGACGGACTCAGAGAAGTTGAGAGCTCTTTCTTCAATGACAAGTGCCTTGAGTTTATCGAAGGTTACCGTTATATTCCGGAGGGAGAGACCTGGACCCGTGGAGATGGGGTCACATTTACCGGAGAGATGGTTGCACCGATTCGAGATTATGCGATTCTTTCCAACATTCAGTCTGCTGTAGACCGAGTGTCTGCTGAACTGGATGAATCCTACCGTCAGGGGGTGAACAGTCTATGACACATGAAGACCGTAAGCATGCCATGTATGAACAGGGCAGGGCGAATGCACAGAGCCTACAGAGCAAAGCACCAAAAATGAACGGTACGGAACTGTACGCGGCTGACCGGGATATCCCTGGTTTTACAGCCGCCCTTGCCGTCAAGAACATGCTGAAACGTACAGCCGGGTTTATTTGCCTGTCCCCAGCAGGTCGTGTAGTCCGACTTTTACAGCCCTATGACAGCACCATCTATACACAAGTACCAGAGGAGTTGCCCGCTCAGTGGGGCTTTGTGTGGAGTACAGACCCAGCCAAAGCGTTGCCCTTTGTTGCTCTGTCAACCAGCCCATACAATAAAGGCGACTGCTGCACTGATGGCGGTAAAGTGTACCGTTCCACGCTGGACAATAATGTATGGGCACCGTCTGCATATTCTCAGGGTTGGGAAGAAGTGATCTATGAAAATTAAAGCTATAAATGCCGATAGCACGGTCTATGATGACGGAGGCTCATGATTCAAAATGAGGGTAAAAAAGAAACGCAATAATAAGAAGATTCCCACCAGTAAAATTCTGCTGGCAGGAACTTTTCTTATTTCCATTGAGATACTTGTGTTCTGTGAAGTGGCATATTTCTTCAATCCTGATGCAACGATTCTGATCGCCCTTCTCAGTGTACCTGTATCCATCGTACCCGTTGCGCTGGGCTATTTGAAGAAGTCCTGCGCTGAAAATACATCCGGTGGAATTGTTTACGAGACGGCTATGTCTGGACGGAGCGAGGAAACCGGAATCGGCGATTAAGGAGGAAATTTTATGAACATTCTTACTGGCATTAACAACGTTCTGATGCTCATTAATGACCACTGGACGGAAATCACGATCGCGATTGGCCTGATTCTGCTCCTTTACAAGAAGGTAAAGACTTATCTTGCTAAGTCCAAGGAAGAGAAGATGGAGATTGCCCTGAAACAGGCGAAGGAGATCATTCTCGACCGGGTGACTGCTGCCGAGATTGATTATGCTGAGTGGAAGAAGGCTGGTGCTATCAAGCGTGCCCAGGTGCTTGATGAGATCTTTACCACCTACCCCATCCTTGGCAAGATCACAAATCAGGAAGAAGTCATTAAGAAGCTCGATGAGTATATCGACGAAGCTCTGGCAACTCTGAGGGAAGTAATTGAGACCAATACGACCAAGCCTGATACGCCCAAGTCTGACGATTCGGAGGAATAAGTAATGACGATCAAACAGGTTCAACTGCTGCTCGTTTACCTTGGATATGATCCGGGTAAGATTGACGGTTTCTTTGGTGTAAATACCAAGGCTGCCGTTCGGGAATTCCAGTTAAATGCAAAAATTGGTGTAGATGGCATTCCAGGACCTGTTACATATGCTGCGCTCAAGAAGGCTGTTGCGAATGACGATTTCAAGTCGAAGCACGTCACTGTGCCTGTACCTTCTACCGGAAGCTCAAAGACATTTACACCTAGGTTTAGCAGGCCCGAAGCAGGTAATCCATATTACAACACTAGAGCCAAAGGCGGTTATTCTGATGCAATCACTGGAAAGCCTCAGGATGCCGGGTGCAATGTTCTTTGCAATTGTGTTGGATACGCCTATGGTCGATTTAATGAAATCGCCAAGGCCGGCTCCTGCAAGTATCTACGTCCTGTCAATGCCGAGAATTTTATTCAAAATAGGGGAAATCTCTCCTATGGACAGGAGCCAAAACTTGGAGGATGCATGGTCTGGCGGAAGGGATTGACTCTATCCGGTTCCGATGGCGCTGGGCATGTGGCGATTGTCGAGAAGATCAATGCAGACGGTTCCATTGTTACCAGTGAATCCGGTTGGGGTGGGCCTGTTTTCTACACAAAAACCCGTACCAAAGGAAATGGCAACTGGGGAGCCGGCGGGGCATACACTTATCTTGGCTGCATTTACCAGCCTTGATATAGATCGGTAAGTAACAAGTGGTTTATGCGAAAGGAGAAATGTTTATGGACAACTATTATCCGCAAATGCAGTCCTATGGCAGAAAACCCGACCATCCGCGATACGATCTTTGCTTCGTGAAGGGCAGAAAAGGGGCACTTGAATTTGAGATGGGTCCGAACAGCCGAGCCCTTTTGCCGGATGCGGATGAACCTGTTGTGTGGTTCGTCTGCACTGATGAGCTTGGCCGCAAATCGACATGCATTGATTATGACATGATCGCGAGAAAGCACGAACCCGAACCGACCACACAGGAACTCAAAGATACAATTGCTAAACTTACCGCTAAAATCAGTAATTTGGAGGTGCAGTTAGGTGTCGAATCCTCTGATGACCAATAATGGTGGCCCTGGTGCATGGCTTGGAGGCGGTCAACAGACCACTCAACAGGCTCCTGTTGTAAGTTCTGAACTCAAGAAACTTTACAGCATGTATCAGGCAAGCACAAATCCTCAAGGCTTTATGAAGCAAGTAATGTCTGCCAATCCGACGTTGGAAGCAATGTCGCACAAAGGCAGCATGAAAGACCAGTTCTACGCTGAATGCCAGAGGCGTGGAATAGACCCCGATACATTTCTGGCACAGGTGGGGCAGGGCTTAAAGTAAGATAGAGGCTCTGCCGTCCTCCATTTCTATATTCGGTCTTCGAAGACGAGCGTACGGCGTCTTTGCGGATAAAATATTTTTAGGAGGAAATACTTATGGGTATCACCAACGACAACTGCGGATTCGATGATGGGCTGTGGCTGTTTGCCATTCTGGCACTGCTCGGGTTCGGAGGAAATGGAATGTTCGGTAATGGTAATCGGGTGGGCGAAGCTTATGCCACTCAGGCGGATATTCAGAGAGCGGTTGATCTGAATTCCATTCAGAAGGGTCAGTCCGACATCGAGAGAGCGATCACCACTGCAACCAGTGGCGTTGTTGGCGCGGTGAAGGACGGGAACTATAATATGCTTGGTGAAGTCAGAGACCTCCAGACCGAAGTCAACCGTGGCTTTACCAATATGCAGAACTGCTGCTGCGAGATCAAGCAGGGACTCATGGAGAATAGATATCTCGCTGAGCGGAACACGAAGGATATTGTCAGTGCTATTCGCGAGGAAGGCAACGCGACTCGGACTATGCTTATGCAGAACGAGAACACTCGCTTGCGTGATGAACTGATTAACGTTCGTGGCGAACGCGATGATCTGCGGCAGAGTCAGTACATGCTGGGGCAGATGGGACGTTGGGTTGGCAATCCTCCTTGTCCGGTCCCTTGCGGAATGCAGAGTAACTAAATTCAAAATGGGGGAGGGCTCCGGCTCTTCTCCGATTTATTTCTGAAGGAGGTTAATGACAATGGGCTGCAATTCATACGGTTCCTGCGGAAATCAGAAGTCAACTGCAAGATTTTACAACCAGACGGTACAGACATTCGCCGCCAATGCGACTACGACGATTGCTGTCAATGCTAATCAGGTAGTTCTTGACGGAGATGCTATTGTTCCGTCGCTGAACAGTTACAGAATCGATAAGACTGGGCTTTACAGAGTCTCTCTTGATCTTACGCTCCTTGGGACGACTGCCGGTAATGTTGCCATTGAGATGCTTCTTGATGGGGTTGCCATGCCGTGTGCTACCAAGCTCGTAACTCTTGTTGCGGACACTTATACGCCGGTACATATCGAAACCGATGTTCAGTTCGAACAGGTTTGCCGTTGCCAGACCAAAACCTCACACACAATCAGCTTTGTCATCGTAAGTGCTACTGGAGCTGGCAGTGTGACGAGTGTTTGCAGCGGTGTAGCTAAACGTTAACGAAGGGGTGCTTTGAGAAATGCTCACATGCGAATATTTCAAGCACGAAATCGATGAAATTCTTGAACGGGACGAACTGGACAAGACATCACTTGATGTTCTGACTAAACTTCTCGTTGCCAAACATTTCATCGGGATTGAGATGTCGGAATTTACCGAGGAAATGGCGAACATGTGGGTTTCTCACATGGAGAACGCTGACGGTACGATGGGTGCCCATTGGACACTTGATGCGACGACTGCGATTCGTGATAAGCTTGGATACCAGAAAATTTGCAAATACAAGTTCTGGGCGGTAATGAACTCGCTTTACTCTGATTATGGAAAGAGTCTTAGCAAAACCAACATTACCCCTGAAATCTATGGCGAGCTCACGAGAGACTGGATCGAAGATGCTGATGCTGTTAAGGATAAAGCCGCTGCATATTACACCTACGTGGTTGATCACGATTAAGGAGTGAATGCAGATGGGCGAACAGCAACTGATTACTTTGATCGTCGCATTGTTCGCGTCAACTGGATTTTGGACATTCGTCAAAGCGATTTACGAACATTGGTGCGAGAAAAAGAAAGAAGATAAAAATCAGGTCAGTTATGATCTCGTGAAGGATTTGCAAACGGCAATAATTGGTGTTATGCACACTATGATATTTTCGCTTGGCAATGAATACGTGAGAAAAGGGTCGATCACATTCGATGAATATGACAATTTTATGGTGCTCTATAAACCATACGAGAAGCTCGGAGGCAACGGCACAGGTAAAAAGCTCAAGAAAGAAATCGAGAAAATACCAGTGATTGACCATCAACCTGAAGTCTGATATATGCGGGTCGTCCAACAGGAACTATGAGGTGTAAACGCAAGAAGACTTCCTTCAATTATGACTATTCGTACACTACTCATACACTGTTGGACGATTTACCGCATTATAGCTTGATATTTTTACATGATAAACACCTGCAATACATGCCGAACCACTAATATTCGACATAAAAAGTGCTGAGATTAACGTATGAACCAAAGGAAATACGAACTTTTAGACTTGGTTTGATTCTTTGAAGATTCACCCATTCATACATTGTTCGTACATTCTACAGTTCATTTTATTTTTTCAAGTTCTGTCCTAAGCCACTCAATCGATCTGTCTGTATATGTCTCTTCGGTGAGGTCTTCTATAGCGTGGCCGACAAGGCGTTTGAGTGCATATTCGTCTACGCCTGCTTCTTTTGCCATGGTCACGAACTGCTTTCTGCAATCGTGTGGTGTATGGCTCGGGTCGAGTCCGTATTTTTCAATAGCAACTTTAAAATACTTATTATATCCACTATATCCAAGCGAGTGTTCCTTTTTATATCTGCTTGGAAACAGCCATTCGCTATCTCCGGATCGCTCTATGAAATAGCGAAGAAATGTTTGAACTCTTGGATGAACAGGCACGATTCGGTTTCTACCAGCTTTGGTCTTCATACCGAATGTTATTGTCATATCGTCCAGATTTATATTTTCCTTTTTAAGCAAAATCATCTCACTGGGTCTCCAACCCATGTAGCATTGAAAAAGTATTATTTTTACGTAAAACTCATTTTCCTCAACCTTCCAAAGAGTTTCTATTTCCTCTTTTGTAAAACTCTTATGATGAACTCGATTCTCTTCGATATCCGTTGTTACTTCTCTGGCATAGTTTCTTGTCATTAAATCATATTTGACACCCCAGTCACACAATTGGTTCAAAGTGCTTTTAATGAGCTTTTGGGTCGATGGTGTGGCTGCTATTTTTTCGTCGTCAACTGTTTTATATGGGTTGTCAAAAAGAATTCTGATGTGCCTGGAACGAATAGCTTGGACATCAATATTATGAATTTGTTCGCAATAGGCCCAGGCATACTTTATATTTTTAAGACTTCGTTGGTTATCGACCTTATGATCTGCCAGCCAGTCATTGAACATTTCATCCATTGTGATGGATCGTGCTATGTTATAAGGGTCTTTGTTATATTCCGATAGAGCTTCATACGCTGCGTTATACGTGGGGAAGTATGCCACAGGTTTCAGAAGCTTTGCAATCGGCCGTCCGAGGTCATCTTTCCCAACTGTAATCATGACACGATATGGATTCCGAAGGTTGCGCCCTGATATTTTTGTTATCTGTCCAAAGCCATTTGGCAAACGTGTTTTTGATGTTCTTTTCTTTGACTTTGATATTTTAGGTGCATTCAACGGAAAACCGCAATTCGGACAGGTGTATGCTTTATCACTTACGGAATGTTTGCATTCAGGGCATGTTTTTAACATAGAATAAAAACCTCCACCGTAAAAATTCGAAATCCATAATAAAAACATTCTACACATATTTCGCAAAAATTTCAATTCCTATAATGAACAAAATTTAAGGAGTTGTTTTATATGACTTATAAACAGATCGAAACGAGCAGAGAAATCCGGCAATGGATTGGCCTTGCAATGGCATCCGCCGCAGCGGTGGTAGGACTTGCGCAGACGTATCCTGAGCTAAACGTAAAGCTCAAGAAATTTGGAAACGAGATGAAAAACAAAACTATTAAACTGTTCAAGAAGGAGCGTTGAAAATGAAATCGTTACTTGGTGGAATTGGAAAGGCAATCAAATTTATATTTGGTACGATCGCAATCGTAGGATTGTTTGGTCTGCTGATTGGAATGTTGATTGGCGTAGCAATTTAACAAAAGTGACGGGGCATTACAAACGCTCCGTCTTTTTTTTCTGCCCTCGCAAAAATTTCCATTCATATAATGAGATGTGATGAACATCTTGCAATAATTATTTTTGGAGGTTTTATTATGGAAAACAATGAAATGATTAATGACGAGGAACTGAACGATGTCGAGGTTGTCGATACCGACGAGGTTTGCGAGCAGGAAGACTCCGAAGTCAGCGAAGGCGGACTCTATGGGCTCTCGTTCGCATTGGGTTCTGTTGCAACCCTTCTTGTGATCAAGGGAATCAAGAAGGTTATCAACAGTGATCCGGTGCAGAACAAGATCGCCGACGTGAAAGCAAAGATGGCTGAACGGAAGGAGGCAAGGGCAGCAGCCAAGGCGGCAAAGAAGCTGAAGGTCGTCGATGGAGAAGTCGTTAAGAAGGACAATTCCGAAGAAGCCAAGGAAAAGGTTAGCGGCAAGTAATCATTGGACTCAAAGAGAGATCTTTTTACAAGGTCTCTCTTTTTGTTTTCTTCCACCAGAGTTCGACAACATCCGATCTCAGAATTGTGTATAGTGTACTTGAAAGGAGGATAAGTATGGCTTATCAAAATGGGAGTGCAAGATCAGTTCCAATCAGAGTTGTCGCACAGGTTTACGGTAAGGACCCGGCTTGGGTCAGAAAGGGGATCATTGAAGGGTGGCTTCCAATTGGAATCGCTACCCGTGACGGAAAACAGATACACAGTATTTCCGAGCAAAATTCTAAGCGCAGAATCAATTACTACGTCTCGCCAAAACTTTTATACGAACAAACTGGATTTCTTTGGAGGTATGAACGATTATGAAAAATCAGCAGAGAGCAGAACTGAGCAAAAAGAACCCCTGGTATATTCCCAAGGAAAAATATTATGAGATGCTGTACTTCTCCCGTCAGTATCCCACCATGCGTGAGGAGCTGCGTGATCTGAGAAAGTCCTATCCTACAATCAATATGGACGAGCATGTTACGAATTCTGATACACCCACTCCTACAGAGAAAGCAGCAGCAAGATGCATTGAGCTTCGGAAGAAGATGGAACTCATCGAGGAAACTGCAAAGGAAGCCGGTGGTGATATCGCCCGGTGGCTTCTGATCGGTGTTACGACTACCCGTTCGTATGAGTATCTGGCGCTCAAGATGGATATGCCTTTGTGCCGGAGCTCTTATTACGAACGGTACAGAAAATATTTCTATCTTCTGGCGCAAAAGCGTTGACATGGACAGTATAACCGTCATATAATATAAGAAAAAGGAGGACGAAACACATGGAACTGAAAGAGTTTTGCTGCCCTAATTGCAAAGCACCTCTGACTCCGGTTAAAGATGCAAGGTATATGTACTGTCAGTATTGTGGAACGAGGATCGTTATCGATGATATTGACTATTATCGGGAGGATTCTAAAACTGAGCGAAAAAAGATACAGACGGAAGCTGATATCCAAAAACATGCAATCGATAGTGAAACAAAAAAGCATGGGCAAGAAATGCATCATGAAACGATCATGGCTATTCTTTCATTCTTAGTACTTGCTCTGTTCTTGCTATTCTGCATATTCACTGAAGTTCATTGAAGTCTACCACTCACACCACCATTTCGTCCTCTATAATTTTATTATAGCCCGCTAAGAGAAATCTTGGCGGGATTTTCTTTCGCAAAAAATACATCCCACTTAATGAAATCAGTGAAAGGAGATTTCGTTATGGAAAATAATATTCCGAGTATGATTGACGAGGCAATCGAGGAGGCTATCAAACAGCTCAAACTGTTGAACAAGGGCTCCCCAGAGTACAATCAGATGGTGACAAACATCACCAAACTCAATGAGCAAAGGCTCAAAGAAGCAGAGCTTGACGCAACTGCAAATTCAAAGGCAATGGATCGTGCCATCGAAGATGAAAAGATGGAGCACGAGAAAGCGCTGAAGGAAGAGGAGACGCGTCAGACAAAACTGAAAGGATACTTTGATCTTGGGAAAAGTGTGCTGTCCCTCGTTGGTACGATCGGGGTTAGTCTGGCAATTATGACATTTGAGCAGACGGCACCTCTGGTCTCGAAAGCATTCGCGTTTATTCCCAAACCGAAATTCTAACTGAGAAAAAGAGGCTGCGTGATTTTTACACGTGGTCTCTTTTATTTCCGGAGGATTTTCTCATGCGTTATCATCACATAACTAGCCGTATCACATCATTTATAACCGCTTCAACTTATATTTGCGATCATCCTATCTATCGAAAATGCACACTCTATAAAATCGGAGAGAAAGGTCTCGCTGTAATTCAGCAGAGATACGATCCGAAAACGAAATTTACATGGTGGGCAGATATCGACCAATGGCTGATAGATGAAATCTATTTTCAGTCAAAATTTCAGGATTTTTTCGAAATGAATAGCGATGTGATGAAAGATGGACTCTACCCAACCGTGTCCATTCGGCAGCTGATGTGGAGACTCCGCATGAAACCTCTCCCAAAGGAGCCCTGGGAAACTGTTTTTGACAGATTTCCGATATAGTCGCTTGATTTTCTTTTGCGGTTTCGTTACAATATAACCACCACAAATATAAGGAGGAATCCCTATGTCTAAGAAAATCTATTGCAATGCCTGCGGTTCTGAAATGCGTGTATTTCTGGATGAAGTCATCTGCGATGAGTGTGGTAACTACGGCTGGATCGAAGATGATGGTTCTATTACGCAGATGGACGATGGAGAGTTTCATTCAGATGCTGATGAGAATGCGATAGGCACCAGCGATTATGAGGCGGAATTATATTCCGGAGACTTCTTTGACGAGGACGATGATTAACTCGCAAAAATTTCAGATCTCTTAATGAAGAACAAACACTTTATTAGGAGGTTTATATTATGAAAAAGAAGTTTGGACTGTTCTGGAAGGACTATTGTAACCTGTACATGGCTAGTTTGGGATTCCTGAAGAAACATTGGATCGGAACAATCATATATACTGTGATATTATTCACGGTGTATGTGGCTTGGATCTATTATTCGATGTTCGGGAATCTTGATGTAATTGTCGATTGGTTTAAGGGCACTTTTGGAGCAGTAAAACGATTTTTCAAGAGTAAAGTCCATAAGGCATAATTCTTAAAACGAGAGAGAACTCATTTACGGGTTCTCTCTTATTTTTTTATTTTCGAAAGGAGAACACAATGCGTGTAAACTTGAATAAAATCGGGAAAGCCATTTCAAAGTCTATTCCCCACATTTTCACGACTGCTGGAATTATCTGGTTCGGGATCTCTGTTGGTTCGGCCTATGCTACTGGAAAGAAGATTGCAAAAAGTGATATTTCCATCAAGGATAAGGATGATGTAAAGGAAATCGCCAAGATGGTGCTGCCTACGGTTGGAAGCTTCATGATCGGTGCCGCCTGTGTGATTATGTCAGATGCCTGCAATGCGAGAATCATTCGGGCAACTGATATTGCGTACAGAAAACTTTCCTCCAACTTTGCCGAGTACAAAGCGGCTGTTATTGGCGCATGTGGCGCAGAAGCGAATCAGCTTGCAATGAAAAAAGCCGCAGAGGATCATACCCCAGACAATGCCGAGAAGCTGGAAGCCGGATATTATCATTTCTATGATACATTCTCCAGAAATGATTTTGTCGCAAAGATTGAGGATGTGATTGCGGCTGAGTATGAAGCGAACAGGCAGCTTGCTGAATTCGGCTTTCTGTCAGCCAATGATTGGTACGATCTGATTGGACTGTGTCATGTAGAACTTGGAGACAAGCTTGGATGGGACGTCGGCGAGCTTTCTGACTACTTTGGAGTGTGCTGGCTCGACTTTTCCAACATTGAGCACACCGAAGATGATGGAATGAAGTGGTATTCCATCCACTATTCCTATGACCCGGCTATGGACGGCATTATCGATGATGATGTTGACTGGAATTCGATCAAAGAAATGATCAATCGTTCCGGTCAAAGCATCCTGCCTGAACAAATCTGATTCTCGCAAAAATTACAGTTGTGAAAATGAAGGAGGTGAGCTTCATGTTTAAGAATCTGACGAAAGGAGAACTCGCTGGCGTAATCGGAAGTGCTATTCTGACTGGATTTGCAACGATGCTGTTTAATGCAGTGGAATTGGTAAGTGCAAAGAAGGAGGCACGGGAGATCGCTGCGGGTGATTCCGAAGAAACTGAAGAATGATGTGACCCAAATGCAGAAGGAAGTTATGTGATATTTTCACGTAGCTTCCTTTTTATTTTGCTGAAAGGAGAAAGAAAATGTCGCACATTAAAGCAAGGCTCGAAGAGATTGAGGAAATCATGGATGTATTCAGCGGCGAAGAACTTGCCGATAAACTTCGCGCATCGTATGGATATTCTGACTCCGAGATTTCTGAAATCATTTCGTATTATGGGAGGAACAATCTGTGAAACTTAAGATTTCGCCGAAAGGAATCATTAATGCAACGAACAAATTTATTGGTGCACATGCACATGAGATTCTGGCAGCCGTTGGTATCTCTTCGTTTGTCACAGCAATTATATTTGCTGCTAAGGAAGCTCCCGCTGTGCAGAAAGATATTTGCAAGGCCGAGGAAGAGAAGGGCGAAGAGCTGACGCCCATTGAAGCTATCAAGATTGGTGCCAAGCATTATGCACCTGCTGCTCTTACTGCGGTATGTGGCGCTGCCTGTGTGATTGGTGCTACGGTTCTCGAAAACAGGCGTTTGGCTGCGATGCTCACACTCTGTCAGGTGACGGAAGACAACTTTGCTTCTCTGAAAGAGCATCTTACCGAGTCGATTGGGCCGAAGAAGACTGAGAACATCATTGAAGAAGTAGCAGCCAAGAAGATCGAGAATACTGATGTTGCCGATGAAGATGTCATCAAGACGAAATATGGCGAGAGTATTTTCTATGATCCATGGTCCGGCAGATTCTTCGGTTCCACAAAAGACCGAGTAGAGAGGGCTGTTGCGAACATTAACCTTCGACTGACCGGTTGCGATTTCGTCTATCTGAACGAGTTTTATGATGAACTTGATCTTCCGAATACCAACATGGGCAATTATTCCGGATGGTCGAGCAGACTTGGTGAAAACCTGAACATGAACTGGGGCTATGGTCCGACAAAGGACGGTCGATCCTGTGCGGTTCTTGATTACACAATCTTTGCAGATGGGAACATTCGGAAGATGTGCGGTGTCAGTGAGGTTCTGGTGTAAAGGAGGAACTTATGGCAGACGAAAAGAAGAAGCTCGAACCGGTAATTTCCGGAGGTGCTGAGATCAAGAAGAACACAGATCCCAGTGTTGTCGTTGGAAAGTTTCTGTCTGATGGTATTAAGACGGCGGGGAAATCCATGATCAGTGACGTGCTGTTTCCACAGTGCAAGCAGGCGATTTTCAATGCTCTGATAAATGGATTGAACGTGCTGTTCTGGGGTGCCGGAGGACAGAAAAAGATTGGTTCGAACATTGGCCTTGGCACAAGAATCAACTATTCCGGAAGCAGTGGGGTAAAGCCCATTGGACAGCAGAATCAACCTGCCAAAAATCCGGTAACAGGTACGGTTGATCCGGAGGACGTCACATTCGAGACAAGGCTTGATGCACAGACAGTGTATGACGCCATGATTGATATTATTGGCGAATTTGATCGGGTCACGCTTGCGGAGTTCCTTGAACTGGCAAAGGTGCCGAATGATAACTTCACATATCAGAAATACGGTTGGGCCATGCTCCCTCCGGCTGATATTCGCAGACTTGGGAATGGTCGGTATTATATCCGATTCCCGAAACTTCAACTTGTTTAAGGAGGAAACTATTTTATGAATTTCAAAAATGCTGGTGTGGTTGCCAAGAGACTTGGTAAAGCCACTTTGAAAACTCTGGAACACTACGGTCCAAAGATTCTTGTCGGTCTTGGGATTGTCTGCTTTGGCAGCGCCACTTTTGCGGCCTGCAAGGCAAGTACAAAGCTGACGGATACCATGGATGAAATCAACCATGATATTTCTGAGGCAAAGGCCATCGAGACGAATGACGTCGACGAAGAGAAGGCGAAGAACAGAGAAGTCGTAAAGGCTTATATTTCCGGTGGCACAAAGCTGGCAAAGCTGTATGCTCCTACGATTGCCCTAATGGCATCTGGCGTTGTCTGTGTTCTGTCCGGTAACCATATTATCAATAAGCGGTATGCAGGAGCTGTTGCGGCATTGACATCTACGGAAAACATGTTCAGCACTTATCGGAATCGTGTAATCAAGGAATTTGGCGAAGCCAAGGATGCACAGTTCCAGAATGGTGTCAAGGAAGTCGTCGAAAGCGTGCCGGTACTTCACAAGGATGGTACCCCGAAAACAGATAAAAACGGCGAAGTAAAAACGGTTGAGAAGAAATCTTTCCAGCAGACGAAGAGCGCCAATATCTATGCCAGAATGTTTGAAGAGGCCACGACACGGGCATGGGATCCCAGTCCTGAGTATAACCGCAATTCGCTCAAGCTGAAGGAGCGATTCTTTAATCAGGAACTGCATTCCTGGGGTTATATTACCCTGAACGAGGTTTACCGTCAGCTTGGTTTCCCGACTACCGCATATGGCCAGGATGTAGGCTGGATTCTTGACGATGTAACCCCTGATGCAGTGGTTGACCTTGGCCTGTATGACGTTGACCCCGAAAATGGATGCATGAAGGTTGATGCTGTGGACACCTTCACAAATGCGATCTTGCTGACGTTCAATGGCTGCCGGTACATTAAGGACAAGATCTTTCGGTATCAGCGTGTACTTTAATCTTTATGACGATGCCGGAGAAGACCTGTGGTGCCGAAGATGAAAGGAGATAAACATGAAATTTAAGGAACCTTTGATTTTTCTTGGAGGACTTGTTGTAGGCGGGGCAATCGGTGTCGCTGCGATGTGGCGCCGCTGCGATGATCGGGTAAATAAGGCGTATGAGGAATCCAGAGAATATTACAACAGTAAACTAACAGATCTCAGTGCAAAGAACCGCAACAAGCCGGAACCTTCCGAGATCATCAATAAGTCCGACAAAGCTGCGGCGACTGTTATGGATGACACTTCCAAAATCATCCAGAAGAATCCTGAGAAGACCGACTACACAGAGTATGCCACGATCACGAAGGAAGACCCCGAAGATCCTGTTATGAATGAGGCCGAAGAGGATCCTTTCGTGCCTATCAGCGATGAAAATTATATGTATGACCATGATTATGACAAAATGACGGTCATCGTATATGCTGATGGTACACTGGCGAGGGATGACAATGATGATATTCTGGATGTCGATGAAACAATCGGTGTGGATGCATATAATGCTGCGGTAAACAGCAATAATCCGTATGATGCTATTTATATTCGTAACACTGATCGGATGATCGACTATGAAGTCGTCACAAATGACAAAACCTACACGGAGCAGACCGGCGTGTTCCTTGGCGGAGAAGCGAGGGACTAACGTATGAGCCCAATTGAATATGAGTACCGAGAATGGCTTGTATCATTGGCGTTCGGGTTATGCGAAGGCTTTGGTGATTACAGAGAGCTGTTCGAGTATTTATATTCTCGGGAGTTTGTATGGGTCATTGATCGCGATCGCAACAGAGCTGCCGATGGGCTATGTCTCAGAGATACCTTCGCTGATATTTACCAGTATCAGAATATTCGAAGCTATCTGGCAATGCCATGCAACATGTTGGAGTTGCTGATATCCATCGCCGACCGATCTGAAAAGCAGTTCATGTCGGATGCGGAGCTTGGTGACCGAACCGGAATGTGGCTCTATGAGATGCTAAACAGTCTTGGCATCGCCGATCTCACAGATGGATATTTTGATGCAAATGCGGCCAGGAGGGCAATTGATGTTCTCCTGGCTCATTCGTATTGCCGCAATGGACGTGGTGGTTTGTTCACAGTTCGAAATCGCAATGTGGATATGCGAAAAGCCGAAATTTGGCACCAAATGAATTGGTTTCTGGATGAGGTGAACGAGACTATGGGCAATTAAAGAGTATAAGCCGAAAGGAGAAATATAATCGATGTTGGACTTTCTGAGGGTTGCCACACGACAGCCCAAAAAGGGGGTTCTCGAAATCTACCCCAAATTTATATATTGTCCAAGCTCTGATCTCATGGTGCGAGGTGGTGACTTCTATGCAATTTGGGATGCCGGAAAAAATCTATGGTCCACAGATGAGAACACTGCCGTAAAGTTGATTGACGCCGAGTTGGAAAAGTATGCTCACGAACATAAAAATGATTATTCGGACTTTTATGTGCAGGTCATGTACATGTGGGACACGGATAGCGGTTCGATTGACAAATGGCATAAATTCGTTCAGAAGCAATGCCGAGATAGTTTCCATCCACTTGATGAAGCGCTGACATTTGCCAATACGGAGGTTACGAAGGAAAGTTATGTCAGTCGGAGACTTCCGTATTCGTATGAGACTGCGCCAACGCCTGCCTGGGATGAAATCATTGGAACATTATATTCTTCCGAGGAACGAATGAAGCTCGAATGGGCTATTGGCTCTATTGTCTCCGGAGAGTCGAAGAACCTTCAGAAATTTATCGTCATGTATGGCGCTCCAAAGACCGGTAAATCTACGATTCTCAATATTCTTCAAAAGCTTTTTGAGGGATATTGGTGCCCGTTCGATTCAAAAGTTCTTGGAAATGCTAACAGTTCGTTTGCTTTGGAGGCTTTTCGGAATAATCCGCTTGTTGGAATCCAGCACGATGGTGATCTGAGCAGAATTGAAGATAACACACGCCTTAACAGCCTTGTCTCTCATGAAACAATGACAGTTAACGAGAAGTTCAAGTCCTCCTATCCTGCCAGATTCAACACTTTCCTGTTTATGGGTACCAACAAGCCGGTTCGCATCACGGATGCAAAGTCCGGTATCATTCGACGGCTGATTGACGTATCCCCCAGCGGAAACAGAATTCCGGCTGAGCGGTATCGTAAACTCATGAATGACGTAAAATTTGAACTTGGTGGAATCGCAGCACATTGCAAAGAGGTATTTGAGGCGGACCCTCATCGGTATGACGAATATATTCCAATCGCCATGATGGGGGCGTCTAACAGCTTCTATAACTTTGTGCTCGACAATTACGATAAGTTCAAACAGGACGATGGAATTTCGATGAAACAGGCTTGGGAACTCTATAAAAATTACAATGCTGAGGCAAATGTAACGTATGGATATTCTCAGATGCTATTCAAGGAAGAACTGAAGTCCTATTTCAAAGAATTTCATGAGCGGTTGACACTGGAAAACGGGACACGTGTGTGGAATTACTACCGAGGGTTCCTCACCGAAAAATTTGAGATGCCTGTAAATCCGCATGAGGCTGATATTTCCGGTGTCGACTTTCCAATGAACTGCACAGAATCGCTGTTTGACAGGGAATTTGCAGATTGCCCGGCTCAGTATGCGACCCAAGCCGGTGCGCCATTGAAAAAGTGGGCAGACGTCACAACAAAGCTGAGTGATATTTCCACCAATCTTCTGCATTACGTAAACATCCCGGAAGATCGAAATGTGATATTTATCGACTTTGATCTGAAAGATGAGCAGGGCAATAAATCCTTCAAACTGAATGCGGAAGCAGCGAGTAAATGGCCTAAGACTTATGCGGAGCTCAGTAAAGGAGGTGAAGGAATCCATCTTGTGTACTATTACACAGGAGATGCATCTAAGCTGAGCGCCTTATATTCTCAGGATGTTGAGATCAAAGTCTTTACAGGTGGAAGTTCCATGAGAAGACGGCTTAGCAGATGTAATGATATTCCTATCGCCACAATCAGCTCCGGTCTGCCAATAAAGGAGGAAAAGAAAGTGGTCGATTGGAAAGGCTTCACTGATGAAAAACACCTTAGGGCTTGCATTGCACGAAATCTTCTGAAGAAGAATGTTCCATACACAAAGCCTAGCATCAACCTGATTTACGAAGATCTGGAGAAAGCTTATAAGTCCGGAATGGTGTACGATGTGACAAACATGATTCCGGATATTCAGGCGTTTGCCCTTCGAAGCACACACAACTCTCAGTATTGCCTGAAGAAGGTTTCTGAGATGAAGTTCAAATCCGAGGAGGAGCCAGTTTGTGTCGATGTAGTTGGAGACAAATTGGTGTTTTTCGACGTAGAAGTTTTCCCCAATCTGTTTGTTGTGGTATACAAACCCAGAGGAGAGCCTTGTGTGCGTTTGATTAACCCTACCTCAGATCAGATTGAGCTTCTGTGTAAGATGCGTCTGGTTGGTTTCAATAACCGGGATTATGATAACCATATTCTTTATGCCCGGATGATGAAATACTCCAACGAGGATATTTACAAGCTTTCTAAGAGCATCATCAAGGATAAGCGCGGTAAATTTGGTGGAGCTTATAATCTGAGCTACACTGATATTTACGACTTCTCTTCAACGAAGCAGAGTCTTAAGAAGTGGGAAATTGCACTTGGTATTCATCATTTGGAGCTTGAATTTCCATGGGACGAACCTGTTCCGGAAGAGTATTGGAGTAAAGTCGCTGAATACTGCGAGAATGATGTGGTCGCGACTGAAGCTCTGTTTGACTATCTGGAGCCTACCGACTTCCTCGCTCGTGAGATTCTAGCTGATCTGGCTGGTATGTCTGTCAACACCAAAACCAATGATCTGACAGCTCAGATTATATTTGGTGCAGACAAGAAGCACACTCAGCTGGTTTACACCCACATGGATACCGGAGAGCAGGAACTTCCGCCTGGTGTTGAAGGGTCGAAGGAGATCAATTCTTTTCCCGGATATGAATTCAAGGACGGGAAGAATATGTTCCGCGGCGTTGATCTTGGTCGAGGCGGTTGGGTCTATGGAGATCCTGGAATCTATCTCAATGTAGCTCTGCTGGATATTGCCAGCATGCATCCCAATTCTGCAGTCGCTTTGATGTTCTTTGGTAAGCACACTGAGAATTTCAAACAGCTTCTTGACGCGCGAATTTATATTAAGCACAAGGACTATGAATCCGCAAAGAAGTTGTTTGGTGGAAAGCTTGCAAAGTATCTGGATGACCCGAAGATGGCAAAGAAGCTCTCTAAAGCACTGAAAATTCCAATCAATGCAGTCTATGGGCTTACTTCCGCTCGATTTGAGAATCCGTTCTACGATAAACGCAATGTCAATAACATTGTCGCGCTTCGTGGCGCATTGTTCATGAAGACGTTGTTCGATGAAGTAACAGCAAAGGGATTCCGGATTCTCCATGTCAAAACAGATTCCATTAAGATTGCAGACGCAACGCCTGAAATCATTCAGTTCTGTATGGATTTTGCTAAGAAGTACGGCTATACATTCGAACATGAGGCGACTTATGAAAAGATTTGTCTCGTAAATAATGCTGTATATGTGGCAAAGGCAGCAAGTCCGGAGTGGTGCCAGAAGGCGTATGGATATTTGCCCGAAGAGAACACACCTGCCTATCTGGAAGAGAATGGGTATTGGACAGCAACCGGCACTCAGTTCCAAGTTCCATACGTGTTCAAGACACTGTTCTCCAAACAGCCTGTTGACTTCGAGGATGAATGCGAGGTGAAGTCTTCCAAAGAAGGAGCCTTATATTTGGACTTCAACGAGGAACTTCCGGAGGGAGAGCATAACTATCGATTCATTGGTAAAGTCGGACAATTTACGCCAATGAAAGACGGGTCTGGAGCCGCAAAACTTTTAGCGAAGCGAGAGGATAAAAAGACTGGTGAAACGAAATACGTTAATGTTCCCGGTGGAACCGACTATCGCTGGATGGAATCCGAGATGGTACGAATGTCTCAGAAGCAGGATTTGGTTGATGAACGCTTTTATATTTCCCTCGTAGACGATGCAAAAGACGCCATTGCCAAATACGGTGATTTTGAATGGTTCGCAAGCTGATATTTGAAAGGAGAAATCTCATGTTGAAAGAGAAAGCTAAGGATGCTGTTGGCGAAACGGTCGTCGATGGCATCAAAAGAAAGCTGAAGGAAGATCTGAAAGAGAATTGGAAAGACTATGCGCTCGTGGCGGCCGGTATTATCGGGGCTGTCGCGGGCGTTAATATTCTTTTCAACCTGATCAACCGTCCGGTAGCAAGCCGGAGTAATGTACACTTTTATATTCACATTGTTTAAATAAAGGAGACTGAATTATTATGGAAAACCTCAAGATTGAAAACGCGAGTATCGTTTACAAGAACTTCACCGGAACCCGGGACGAGTATCATCCCGGCCGCAGAACCTTCCATGTGGTTCTTGACGAAGAAGAAGCTGCTGCGCTGGAAGCAGATGGATGGAATGTTCGGACAAAGCCCAGTAAGGCCGATCCGGAAGTCATGTTCCGTACACTACCTGTGGAAGTCCGCTTTGACAATTATCCTCCCAAGGTCGTTATGATCGGCGAGTCCAGCAAGAAGGTAACTTTCCTGGATGAAACCACCGTCGGCCAGCTGGACAGTGCAGCGATTAAGACAATCGATCTTATGATCAGTCCCAGCAAGTGGACTGCCGCTGGACGAACCGGCACAAAGGCGTATCTGAAGACCATGTATGTCACGATTGAAGAAGACGATTTGGATCTGAAGTACGCTGCATTGCTCGAAGACGCAATGACCAAAGCCGGTGAGTTCAATCCCGGTGGTGATGACGAAAATGTTCCGTTCTAAGGAGGACTGAATATGCAGTCTTATGATGACTATCTCGATCAGGATGTAAGCAATATGAAGGAACAGGTGAATCAGGCAGATATGGTAAACCATCCTGCACATTACACTTCTTCCGGAGGTATCGAATGTATTGATGCAATTGACGCCTGTGTCAGCACATACAAGAGTCCCGTCCATGCCGGACTTGTGTGGCAGGTCATCAAGTATCTTTGGAGAGCGCCCATCAAGGGTCACTACAATGAAGATATTCGGAAGGCCAAGTGGTATCTGGATCGGTTGGTGACGAAGCTCAACGATGTTGAAGCTGTTTGAGCATCAGCTTAAGGCGCTTGAGAACATTTCGAACGGCTGTATTCTTTGCGGCGGTGTTGGCAGCGGGAAGTCCATAACGGCAATTGCATGGTATTATCTGCAAAATGGCGGACAGATGTCAACTCTTACGGGAGGGTCCTACATGAAAATGCTGGATCCTCCTAAAGATTTGTATATCATCACAACTGCTCGTAAGCGGGATACAAAGGAGTGGGAAAGTGAACTCGTCCCATTCCTTCTCGCTACAGATAATACCAACATATATTCTAATAAAGTGGTCGTTGACAGCTGGAATAACATCAAAAAATATACTGGTGTTATGGACGCCGTGTTTATATTTGATGAGCAGCGGGTTGTCGGTTATGGTGAATGGACGCATGCATTTCTGGAAATAACGAAAAAGAACCAATGGATTCTTTTGTCAGCAACACCTGGAGACACATGGTCCGATTATATTCCAGTATTTATTGCCAATGGGTTTTACCGAAATAAAACACAATTTAATGCCGATCATGTGATATTTAAGCCGTATTCCAAATTCCCGCAAATCGACCGTTATATAAATGTTCAGCGCCTGATCCGGCTGCGGAATCGAATTCTTGTTGATATGGATTTCATCCGGGATACTGTGCGAAATAATATTGATATTTTTTGTACCTATGACATTGCAGGCTACAAGAAGATTACAGAGACCCGGTTTAACCCATACACAGAAGCTCCTATAGGGAATATTTCCGAACTATGCTCTGTTTGGCGAAGGTGTACAAATGAAGACCCATCAAGAGTTGAGAAAATCCTTGATATTTGCTGTCATAGACCGAAAGTTATCATCTTTTATAACTTCGACTATGAACTGGATATTCTCAAGGAAATTCCTTATGAGGACGGAACTGTCATTGCCGAATGGAACGGCCATAAACATCAGGAGATTCCTGATAGTAACCGATGGGTGTATCTGGTTCAGTACAATGCTGGAGCTGAAGGATGGAACTGCACCAAGACTGACACCATTATATTTTACTCACAAACATACTCGTACAGGTGCCTTGAGCAGTCCATGGGTCGGATTGACCGACTGAATACCCCATACCACAATTTATATTACTATCATCTCAAAAGCAGAGCACCAATTGATATCGCCATCGCACGGTCGCTAAGAAGCAAAAAGAAATTCAATGAAACACGTTATGTATCCTCTATGGATAAAGTGAAAGGAGTAACAAACTATGCGAAAGTATCTTCGTAACATTGCTCGTAACAACATGAGAAAGGCCGGAATTCGTCATTTTAACCGTCACAGAGGAATTGATGGAAAGCGAACTGACAGTTATTTTGCACTGAATTGGAGGGACTGGGTCCATGCCTGATATTATCCAGGTCGAAGTAGACTTCGAGACCTATTGCAAAATCTGCAAACACAAAGACGTCCTTCAGTCCGATGAACCGTGCAATACCTGCCTTGAACAGTTCTGGAATTGGAATTCGAGCAAACCAGTAAACTTTAAGCTTGCGAGTAAGAAGGATTCTGTGCGCTCCAAACGGGCAGATAAAGGCTAATCTCGCAAGTTTTTCTGTTTATTTAATAGAAAGGAGGCTATTAGCCTATGAAATCTAATAATCAAATCTTTTATTATGCTCTTGGTGGAGCGGACAAGAACTTCAAGGTTCTTAATTACGAATTTATCGTATCCGAAAACTACTCTATATGGCTTGAGAAGCACGTGATTGAAGGAATGCTGGAAAGAAATCCTGGCATTACGGAAATCTATGCTATCGATAACAGACGAGGGTTGAAATGGGATTTCGCTGAATCCATTAAAGAAGGATCGGTGGAGTCTTGTCAGATCTTCAAGGACATTCTTAGAAGAGAAGGTAAAAAGGTTTACCCGGCAAATAAGTAATCCTTAAAAAGCGGAACCTGGTGTTTTTACATCGGGTTCCAATTTTTATATTTTCGAAAGGAGCATTTTGCGTTGGCATATTCTATTGAGGATATAAGGCGGTCTTTGCCTAATATTGGGGATCAGCGACATGGAGGAACCGTTGATTATGTTAATCATGATAAACTATGGTATCGGGTCATGATGCCATCCGGAATCGTTGAAGGGTACAAGCTCCCAAGAACAAATATGAATGCACCGCTCAAAATTGAAGTAACTCCAAAACTTGAACATAAAGTTAAAGGGGTTGGTACGAAAGTCAAATGTCAAGTCATTGAGACAAATAAGACATATGACTCTTTCACGGACTGTGCGAAGGGGCTTGGCTGCACACCGAGTATGATTCATTATGCAATAACGAATCATTCAAAACTTTTACGAAAGTACCACGTCAGGAGAGTTGACTGATGGATATTAAAAGAGTGATCGTCAGAAAGCCAGTTTCAGATGCGAACAAGAAGGCTGGAATAAAACTCATTTGCTCGATGGATGTGCAAAAAATCCAGGGTATGCTTCGGAATTTTTCAGAGTCATCCGATGAAGAGAAAATGAACTATATGCATATCATTGTGGCCTTAGATACGGCTGCTCACCTTCTTGGCTTTTGCAAGTTGCTCGATTTATTGGACTTTATATCCATATATGGTCCAGATGCATTACTTTGAAAAAGGAGAATGATATTTATGATTGAATATGATCGTGACATCGATATCGTAAATGTTGAAGTCTTTCAGAGATTCGGAGTTGAAGATTCCTCTGTACCGCGCCATCGATGCGTGATTTGTAAGCAGTCCGTGAGTATCGATGATTCATACAGCTTTGGCGGGCATATGCTAATTTGCATGAGATGCTTTTATAAGCATTTTAACGGTGAACTTCATAAGGTTAACGAGTGGAAAAATGAGGAAGATTTGGAGGAAGAATAATGTCGAAACAGTATGACCATTACCTTAGAAATCATAGAGCCAACGTTTCTAAAGGATACAATTGGCTTCATAATAATCTCCCTGAAATTTTTAAAGGTGTAGAAGACGGTTCAGAGGAACTGATATTACACCACGATGAGTCGAAGGATAATCCTGATGAATACAAAGCCTATGACGATTATTTCTATGGAAAGAATCGCTCCTATAGTGTCGTAATGGCATTCAAACGGGCATGGCTTAATCATATTCACCGAAATCCACACCATTGGCAGTATTGGGTGTTGATTAACGATGAACCGGAGGAAGGCGAGGTCATCCTTGAAATGCCCTACGAGTACATTATCGAAATGATCTGCGACTGGTGGTCTTTCAGCTGGGGAACCGGAAGGCTGATGGGAATGTTCTCTTGGTATGACCAGCACTCAAAGTATATGAAGCTTGCGCCAAAAACCAGAAAGACGGTTGAAACTATTCTGAAGAAGATTCGAGAGAAACTTGAAGAAAACGAAAAGGAGAATGAAAATGCTGAAAATTGAAAACGTTGACGTTATGGGTTGGGAGGCAGCCATCCGTGGTATGCGGAACCCGATGAACTCTTGGGATAAGAGTGATAGCGGATTTTGTGATGTTATCGGAGACAATTTTGGAAATATTATCACACCTGCAAACTATCGTGTTGGCCAAAAGGATTATGACCTCATGAAACGTCTTCGCAATGCCGGTACTGACCATCGTAAGTTCATGCGAATGATTACTGTGTATGTTGATATTACGGCTCCGCTGTATTGGTGGAAGGAGTTTGATACCTATAAGGTTGGTACTGTTGCTAATTCGTGCAGTACGATGCATAAGATTGCGGATAGGGAGTTTACGCTGGAGGATTTTTCGCGCGAGCATCTTTATGCTGAAGACGACATTAGCGGAATGTATTATTCGCAAACTGCCGAGGAAGAGTTTACATCGACTGATGTTTTAAAAGTAATCATTGAGGCTTTAAACAATTATCGAACAATGTTTCTCGAAACAAAGGACAAGAGTTATTGGTGGCAGATGATCCAGCTCCTGCCAAGTTCCTACAACCAGCGCCGAACGGTCATGCTGAACTATGAGGTTCTGGCAAACATGTATAAGTCTCGCAAGAACCACAAGCTGGACGAGTGGCATATACTTTGCGAATGGACTAAGGGTCTGCCTTATTCGGAGCTGATTACTGGAATATTTGATGAACCAGAGGAAAAGAAATGATTAAAACGTTTGTAAAGAAGCCCGTCAAGGTCCAGGCAGTTCAATGGACTGGGGATAATTACGAAGAAATTGCCGATTTTGTTGGGCATATTAGCTTCCCATACTCTTCGGACAAGGATTCGGTAATTATTGAGACGCTCGAAGGAAATCACTACGCAAGAAAAGGTGACTGGATTATCCGTGGTATTAATGGAGAATTCTATCCGTGCAAGCCTGATATTTTTGAAAAGACGTATGAGGAAATAAATAGTATTTAAGCAAAGGAGAATGATATTTATGCTAATCAAAAGAACTTGGACAAGATATGACAAGAAGGCCTGGACTAAATACTATTACACAGGATATTTTCTATTTGGGTTCATTCCGATCTTTATTGATCGGGACGCATTTAGGTACGTTTAAGGTGTTCAAAAGTCTGGAGGTTGCTAATGGAAATCATTAAGTAAGGCGATAAGGAGAAAAGTATGAGAATTAAAAATGCAAAAATCAGTTCCACAATGCTTGGCCGAGAAGATCATGGAATTATGACATTCATGATCTATATTGATGCATGCGGCTTCAGCTGTGGCATTGGAGGATATTGCCTTGACGAATTCAGCTCTGCTACTCAGACAAGAGTGTTCCGAGCCGAGTCCATGGAAGCGATATCTAAGATCTTGGAAGTAGTAGGCGTAGATGAATGGGAGGACCTCCCTGGAAAGTATATTCGCTTCGAGGATAACGGTTTGGGTTCTACAGTAACCAAGATTGGCAACATTATCGAAGAAAAATGGTTCGATTTGAAAGAATTCTTTGGAAAGGTTGGTTGATATTTTATGAGTAATATGGAGCAATGGGCAAAAAGAGAAATCGAAATTGCGTGCAATAGAGAACACGGTGATAGAGACCCAAATGAATGGGATTATGGTGTTGCGTGTTATGAAAGCGCATTTAAGGCATTTAAAAGCCTTATGGAAGATGAACATTCTGGTTGCAGCATTGGAATTACAATGAATATTCTTAATCGACTTGTCCAATGCAAACCGCTAACACCAATTGAGGATACTCCTGATATTTGGCGCGAAGTTGGATTCGTCAACACCGGTCTTGTTAAGAATTTACAATGCAGCCGTATGGGTTCTTTCTGGAAAGATATTTACCCCGATGGAACTGCCAAATATGTCGATAACGACCGTGTGATTGCTTATTGCATAGATCATCCAACAGTTGGTTGGCATAGTGGAATGATCGTCCATCTTATTCACGAAATGTTTCCGATCACCATGCCTTATTGCCCTGAGAGCAATCCCTATAAGGTTTATATGTACCAAGGTCTTACCGATCCCAAGAATGGTGATTGGGATACTACTGCGGTTTTCTATGTCATAAAACCTGATGGCGAACGAGTGGAGATCAATAGATATTTTGATCAGACTGGCGAGACCAGAGAAATTACGAAAAAAGAATATCAGGAAAGAGAAAAGCGTTTCATGAATCAGGGACATGAGAAATTCACAATTGCGTAAAATTGTATAATTAAAAGGAGAATGATATTTATGGCAGAAAAACAAAAAGGAAGCACAAAAAATGTCGTATGCAAAGCTCAATTAAACGCGAGAGAAAGTCAAATTCTTGACGAAATTTGCAAATATTCAGGGCTAACAAAATCTGACGCTATTCGCAGAGCATTGCAGTATTATCATGATGACCAATGCCCTTGCCAAACTGAGAAAGAAGGCATCCTTGATAAAGCCTCTGAAAAACGTTATCTCAATGGCTATGAATTCTCTATTCTTGTCCAGAACTTACTTATCTCCGAACACGGATATGTGATTGACACTGGGAACTGGGAGAACGTAAATGCCGAGGTAGCATTGCGTCTGACCGAAAAGGTAAGGAAACATCCACGTCTTTGGAAGCTTTTCTTTATGGTCGCATAAATTAACCTTGATATTTCTGAAAAACATGATAAGATAATACTGTATATAATACGAAAGGGGATCACAACATGAAAAAACGTCTTATAGCTCTTATCCTGGTTATTGTCCTTTGCATTTCTCTTACTTCCTGCGGTACAGATTACAAGAAGCTCGGATATGATTACATGAAACAATCAACTGCTGAGCAATATCCAAACGGGATCGACGATGACACAAAGGCGTCTTTCGCCATGGGAGCAGCACTCTTCGGGCGTGACAGTCTCTGTGCTCTCGTATACGCTGAGATTGATGGTCTGTCAAAAGATGAGCTGAAAGATACATTTGACGGAAAAGATATTTCGGATGATGAATTCGAGACATTTAAAGAGGGCTGTAAAGAATATATGAAAGAATTCCTTGACGAAGTAATTCCGGACACGTCCGAACAATAATCACAGAATCGGGACGGCGCAAGTCGCATAAATTACAACTACATATATGAGAGGCGGTGACACGCTGTATATTTGTGTCGCTGCCTCTTATTTTGTTTTTGGAGGTTATAAAAATGAATGCAAAGAAATGCGACAGATGTGGAAAATATTATGAGTCGAATGTTCGAAAACAAAAACTCCTAATTGTTACTTGTGGAATCTGCCAACTGAACCTTTTTGACGTGTGCGATGATTGTTATGATTTGCTTGTAAAATTCTGGAATGATGAATTGACAATAAATGATAAGGAGAATACCAATCATGCTGAAGAAAGTTGATGCTTTTAAAGAAAATGATATCTGGTATATGCGACTTGAGTATGAGTTCTCTGATGAAACCGGGACGTATATAAACATTCTTCCGAAAGTACGGATGCCTTATAATATTTTCGAGGGGCCAATTTACAAAACTTATGACTTCATAAGAATGGACGCTTTTGCAAATGACGATCCCTTCTTCAGCATCAATGAAGAACTGCCGATTTGCAAGGGCAAGGTTATCGATCCTTTGACCGGCGTAGAGTATGAGGCCAATGATATTATGTTCCTTGTAAAGTCAAATGTCAGAAGAATGACACTTAAGGAGATTGAGAAAAAGCTTGGTTACCAAATCGAGCTCGTCGATAAAACAGAAGGAGAATAATTGTGACCTACCAATTTATAATTGAATATCTTGACCCCCATGAAACTGAACTCCCTTTTGATTACGAATATTTAAATGAAGTTTATTCGGATCTGTTCATGGGGGAATTCGTCCACAAGAAACGAATTCGAGCGCACACCATTGAACAAGCGATTCAGAAATTTACGGAGATGTATCCGGATTATGATATTATCTGATGGGGGATAAACATGGAATTTGATATTCTGAAGATTTTTGAGCTTCTCAAGGAAAACGGTTACGAGCTGGATATTTTCCCTGTTGAGGATGGGCGTATAAGAATAAAAGTTAAAACCGATGATGCTTACGCAAGCCATACGGTCGACCTTGATCATGCCACATACCGATTCGGAAATACCAATAATATCCTCATTCGGGATATCATCGCAACAATACTGAGACTTAAAAACCACAAGAACCATTCTGTCCATAAGTTTTGCACTTGTGGCGGGATATTGTGTGATACGTCTGGTGGGAAGTGTCCCCATTTCAAATGCTTGGCTTGCGGGAAAACCTATCCGAAAACGAAGCTTGAGTTTGACAACCTTGAGGTGAATCCAAATACAGGATGGATATTTCCTATGACTAAACAGGTTGAAACAAACCTTGGCTAAGTAAAAAAGGAGGATATGTCAAATGACGGAAGAAATTAGACAGAAATGCTTTGATGAAGCGACGCAGCGTTTGGATATTCTTGGCATCCCTATTGCTCCAGCCATGCATGCATGCTTTGAGATGAATGAGGGCGTTAGATCCATTCCAGTTTATGGAGATTGGTTCCATAAAAATTGGCTTTATATGGGTTGGTTTTATACTCTCAAAGATAATGATGCTCTTAAGCAAGCTATAGAGTCGGTTGAGGGCACATATGGTTGCTACGTTTACACCGCAATCTATAACCGTTATGAAGGACTTGGCGACATGCTCACCCTTCTCACGATTTCTTCTGATGAGTCTGAATGGGAGCAAGAAAGAGAGGACTTAAAGGAAATGCAGCCAATTGCATATGTCCACAATTTCACCTATCCCGAATTCTCCGAATGGGGTGTTGTCCTCTTGAGAAAGAACGGAAACGTACTTGAGAGGATTGGATGATGATACCCACAAAAGTTAATTTTAATGACCCAATCTTTCAGGAGTATCCAGATCGCCTTTATATGTATTTTGGATCATGGCAGCCTATTAAGGAACTACAGAAGTTAGTTTCAATAGGCGCCAATGTTTTTATGATTTATGAAGGCGACAGTCTTGAATCTCACGATCGTGTTACGGTATGCGTGTCGAAAGATTTGAAACGTGGCGGATACACCTATACCTACGAGTATCACGATGGATGGAGTGAGCTACAACTCAGCAAGATAATGGCTGATATTTACGAATTATATGAGAAAGAGGGCAAGAGATGACATATCACTGCTATGGCTGCACCAGAAGAACGGCAACTTGCCATGTTTCCTGCGAAGATTATGCTAACGATAAGAAATTAGCAGAAAAAGAACGGGAAGCAATGAAAAGCCCTACTGAAAGCGTTCGGCTATATATAAATGAGCATGGCACTCAAATTAAAGATAAGATAGCAAAACATAAAAAAAGAAAGCCAACGCGGTGCTATTAATTTGTGGCCACAAAAACTCGCAAATATTTCATTCCTTTTAATGAAGAGAAGAGCGACTCTTTATGTAATATTAGTAACATTTATATTCATTAAAAGGAGAAATTATTATGTGTAACGTTGCTCTTGGTGTATTCATGCTGGTGTGCATGTATCTGTTTAGTGCTTTAGATAGAAAAGAAAAGCGCAAATTCAAAGCTGAAGAAATGGCTAAAGCTAAGGAGGAGGGATATGAAGTATATTTCGCTTAATATAGGCGAAGAAGGACGGATTACAACTCCTCCTTCTTTTTATTTTTGATGAATTGAAAAGGAGAAAATTATGGAGAACGAAATTAGGCGTGGGGATTATGTAAAATTCGGCTATTATGGAGATATTGGCCTTGTGCGTCGGGTAAAGTATGTTGGAAGGATTTCCGGACCGGTCGCGGAAGTTATTTTTGATCGAGCAACTTATATCGCCGAAGTTCCTATCGATCTTTTGCTATCAATCGGAGCATGTAAATCCGGGAGTATTCCGGAGCCAGGGATGTACTTTCAAACCTGCATCGGGGCATGGAAGTGCGCAAAATATATCAATTTTGTAAGAAATACGCAAACAGGTGTTTGCTATCGTATAGCCACGGATGATACAACATATTATGGCCCTTTTAAAGAAGAAACCTTCACATACGGAGCACCACGAATCATGCGTTTCTTTGACAGTCGCGTCGTACCAAAGCATCACACAACTTATTATATCGACACGGACATTGCTTTTGCCATAAGCATTATGCACAACATGAGAAAGGATGAAAATACTATGAACCCAATCGAGAAAGTCATCTTCAACGGACCGGCCACAATTGTCTTCTGGAAAGATGGGACGAAGACCGTCGTGAAATATCAGGACGTCGATACTCCGGATCCGGAAAAAGGTCTTGCCATGGCAATCGCAAAGCACTATCTGTGTGATATTTGCGGACTGGCGCGGTATGATGGTATTTTCAAGAAGTATTTACCGAAGGAAACTAAGGAGAAATAATAATGAAAGCAAAGAAGATAACCGCACAAAATACTCCATCTATTATTGCAATACGATATCTCATAAGGCACTACACGGTGAAGGAGCACAGAGACGGTTCCTTTACTGTGTACTTATATTTTCCGAGAGATATTCAAATGACTGTTTACAGGCGAGTTACACCAAAGCGACTAATAGACATGATGTATGTCTTCGACATGAAGGGGTACATAATGGATACCGTTGAGGAGGAATAATATGTGGCTGGTACTGCTTTTCTGGTGGATATGCTTCGTTGCATTTATTATATCCATGATTCTAACATCCGTTTACGCGGTGGCGGTTACACTCGTGATATTGTTCATTCTGGCTCTGATTCTTCTGCTGTGGGGACTATTTAAATAGGAGGAAATTTTATGTCATATGCTGCTGCCATCCTGGCAATATTTATCATAGATATTGCAATTATGGCAATTATTTTAATTTCTACCATTGGATTGAAAGGAAAATTATCATGCGGACAAAATTAAAGCTAGTTGTATATATTCTCTTGGCTTGCCTTTGTATTGGTATTTTTGCCGGATGCCGTGCAAATGACGATGGAGGTCCTGACAATTACACATGGTACATCAAGATTTATATGCCCGATTGCTGTATTGAAGGTCCTGGAACAATTCTAAACTGGTATGGCTGTGGCTTGGTGCTGGTTGAAATTGACGGTATCAGATACAAAGTCGGTTCTCAGAATTTCCTAGCGAGAAAGTTACCAACGCCTTAATCGGATATTAAAAGAAAGGTTGATTATTATGCTTGCAAAAGATGCTACACCAAAAGATATTTCTGAAATGAAAGAGCGGCTTCTTGAGGCAAAGAGGTCGCTCATTTTTAATTATGAATCTCGGGCAGCCATTGCGATGGTAAACAACCACAAAAAATCTATTCAGGAGGAAAAGAAATATGATTCCCTTTACCAGTAAATACTATAACGTTGCTAGCTATTCTGTTCGACGGATCGGAGATAATTCCTATTCTGTAACAGTCTCCCAGAGAAGTCAGAAAGCCAGAACCATGATTTATGATTCCGTACAGCTTCGTGATTTCTTCAAACGAGCCAATGAGCACAAATATGTTGCAGATGAAATTTCGTTCTAAAAGGAGGAAATCACCATGAATTATGTATCAAACCCGTGCAAAGGATGCAAAAATGTTGATATTTGCAAGTACGCCATGACCTCCTGTGAGGCTCTGGAAGGGCTCAGGATCGGAGATGGTTCTGGGCCTTTTACTATATCAGTTGACTGTAAATATCGTGCTGCATCGTACATAAGGAGTTCTAATGACCTTATGAATAGGGCCATTGCGGCAAATAAGGACCCTGCGCCTGATATTTCTTATAAGGAAGGAGAGTCAACGTAAAATGGCATCAATAGAGGAAACTTTTTCTGTGAAACGTCCTTTTGTCACTGTACAGGAGGCTGCTTTACTTTGCAATGTGAGTCAGACCACCATTCGGATGAAGATTAAGGAATACAAAATGAAGACCTACCTTGATGATAAAGGGCGTATCCACATTCGAACATTAGATCTCCTTCTTTATTATCATAAGCGCATGACCGGACAGATTGCCAAGGCAGAGAAAGATCTTCATAAGGCAATCAATGCCCGTAATAAAGTTCTGTCTGAGTATTATGCACTTTTCCGAGAGTACGATGACCGACTAAACGACAATGGTGAAGGTTGTGCCATGATATCTGCATTGAGGGATAAGCTTGATGAGCTACATGACTCATGTGTTGAGCTGAAAAAAGTGCTGATAACTATCGGAAAGCAAACTAATTTTTACAATACTGTTAGATGATATTTTGGAGGTAATGTTATGAATGGCGTAAAAGGAATGTTGGTTAAGTGCCGGTACTGTGGTCGTGAAGTATTTCTTCGTGCAATTGCCGGAAAGTATACAACCGGAGAAAATGGAGAACGTTACGAAAATGTCACTGCATATGATCCTCTTCCCGATGGATGGCATGAAAGCCTGTTGGGCGATCCTATCTGTCCGGAGTGCTGCGCAACAAAAATTCATGGTCGTGTTGCCGGTGAAAAGACGATCTGGGCAAGACTTGGCGTAACTCTGCATGTTACCGAAACACAATATGAAGATATTTTCGGTAATGATGAGAAAGCGGCAGATAAGGCTTTTAAAACCGTGATCGATGCCGGAATGTACACACCGGATGGAGAAAGTTATATTCCGACCGACGACGGGAAAGATATTGAGTTCATGCTCTAAGAAGGATGGTGCATTAACTTTGACCGGTGCAGAATTAAAGAGGGTTCGTACGGAACTTCGATTGACGGTTACTGAAGTGTCGAGGATGACTGGTCTCAGCCGAAACTCTATTTATAATATCGAAAAAGATATTGCCGCAGAAAAGAACTACTTGTACCTTGAGCTGTTTTACGATCGATACCGGTTTAAGGAAATGACCCGTATAAGAAAGGAACTTGGAGATCGATAATGACGGGAAAAGAATTAAAGCAAATGCGAGTATCGTTAAACCTCTCCGTATCTGAGGTTGCAGACATGACATTTATGACAAGGCGGCAAATTTATGAGATAGAGCGTGAACAGGCCGCGAAGAAAAACTATCTATATTTGGAGCTTTTTTATAATGATTATCGAAGAAAAATGCTATTTGGAGGCTAAAAATGCCATTTTGTGGCTAAATGGCTAAATCTGGATAAAGTGGATTTATCCGCAAAACGGCCATAATTTGAGAAGAGAGTATCCACAAGTGGGAAGAGAGTATCCACAAGTGGGAAATGTCTTCTCACGTGGCTAAATGGCTAAATTATTTTCAACTATACGTGAGAAAAATTAAAAATTATAAAAGAATATGCGAAAAAATCTATCCATTTATCCGCAAAGTGGAAAATTGACAGAAAATGAATAATGGATGTGAAAGGAGATTTTTATGTGGAAACTTAAGTTTTGGCTTGTTGTTGCACGTATCTACAACAGGCTGTCAGATGTCATGCTGGACATTTCATCATTCTTTCATGAAAGATGCAAGCATGGAGTTAAGAAGTACGACGAATATTCTTCGAAATATGCTGAATCAAAGGAAAGCAATCATGAATATTTGAAATAAAAAATATCGCAATTTTTTCAACCTCCTTTATGAGAACAAAAAACTTTGGAGGTTTTATTATGAGAACAATTAAAGCGTATGTTATCAACACGTTGCGCGTCAATGGTATTATCATGTTTTTGATCGTACAGGCGTTGTGCACATATTTTGTGGTTGTAAGACCGGCAGAAGTAAGTGCACCGCTGCAAGCATTATGGTATACTGCTGCACTTGACTGTTTGATTTCATCGGCTGTGATTGTGGCATTAAAGAACAAACGGTAAAGTAAGAAAAAGGAAGCTGCTTTTACAAGTAGTTTCCTTTTTTATGGATATTTATGCTCGCAGAAAATATAGATTATATAATGGGGTATATCCCCAAAATTATTTTATTGGAGGTACTTTTATGAAGTGCATTGAAAAAGCAAAAAACTATTGGAAGGAGAACAAAGATGAGATTGTTTTATCCGTGAAGATCGGTGCTGCTATCTATGGTACATACCTTATTGGTGTATTTGTCGGTGTATTTTGCGATGAACTGAAATGGAATACCAAGTTGAAAGATAAATATGTTACGGATGCATGTTTAGGACGTGCTGATGCAAAAGCGTTTGGAGATTATGGTAAGCCAGTTCGGTTGCTCGGAATGAATCGAGATGAATGCCCAGAGTTTGACCGTATGTTTTCTCAGGCGGCAGATACCGGTTATGTTACGGATATGAAAGGAGAAAGAAGAAAAGTAGTTGGTGCTATTATTTATGGCGCTGATGAAGTAACTGAAGAAGAATAATTCTTTACGGGAAAACCACTTGATATTTTACAGGTGGTTTTCTTTTTTTGTTCGCAGAATTTTCCATTCCTTTAATGAACAATATTAAAGGAGGAATTTATTATGTTTCTTGCTGGAATGATTATTGGTATGGTGATCGGAGTTCTTCTGATCAAACTGCATAAGCTGATGAATGATATGGATTCAGATGCAAAGCGGTTTAAGGAAGATGCGAAAGCAACATACGAATTTTGGAAGGAGAAACGAAAAGCAAACAATTGATATTTAAAGAGAACTGCTTTTACAAGTGGTTCTCTTTTTGCTTTGTTTATGATGTCGCAATTTTTTCAATCCATATAATGGGAAATAATCCCTATTAAATAATTTTTGGAGGTATTATTATGGAGAAATTGAAAAAAGTATTAGGAACGATATCTGTAATCATTAGATGTCTGATTGACTTTACTTTTGTAATTTTGGAATTACCATACATATATATTATGGGCATGCTTCTCAGTTATGGGACATGCGATATTGTATATCTATGGTTTCCGATTTGCGGAGTGATGTCAATGTGGATCGATGATTGGTCAGGTAAAATTGATTATTCTATTGATGGCCATATTCTTATCAGAAAACTATTTAAGAAGTGATATTTCAAAAATGATTGATGAATTGAATTAACTCTGTAAAAGAAGATTCGTTGAATTTACAACGGGTCTTCTTTTTTTTGCTCTTTTAGCCTCGCAAAAATTACACTGCATATAATGAAGAGAAGTAACTATATAAGTCTTGAAGACTTAAGAGAAAATAGTTTTCGACCAAGGCGGCACTGCCAGAAATGGTGTAGGTCAACGTTAATGCAGAAGAACTATCTCAAGGTTGGATTATAAATCTTAGAATGTTACAACTCTTCTTTTTTTGCTCTTTTAGCCTCGCAAAAATTACAACTCCTGTAATAGAGAGGAAGACGAATTTTACGTTTTCTTTATATTTTGAGGAGGTATGGAATGAAAAGAGAAAACAGTTTTCAAGCGGACCTAATAAAAGAACTGAAAACAGTTTTTCCTGTATCCGTGATATTGAAGAATGATTCTTCTTATTTGCAGGGAATTCCAGACCTCTCTATTTTTGTCGGAAACAGATGGGCTTTCCTTGAATGTAAAAAAAGTCGCAATGAGCCCCACCAGCCAAATCAGGACTATTACATTCAAAGATCTTTGGACATGGGAAGTTATGGAGCTTTTATTTTTCCTGAGAACAAGAATGAAATCATTGAAGAACTAAGAGACTATTTTTCTTAGTTCTTTTTCTTTTAGAAAGGAGAATCGCGATGTCCTTTGTTTTTAATCCCCACAGAAATCTTATCGGACAGCATGCTCTGCTCAGTGCAAGCAAGTACCATTGGACAAGGTATGATGACGAGAAATTCGTTACATCATATAACAGTGCGATGGCCGCAGAACGAGGCACCAAGCTTCATGAATTTGCGGCGAATGCAATTAAGCTTGGCGTTAAACTAAGCGGGAACTCCACGATTGCAATGTATGTAAACGATGCGATTCGATATGGTATGACGCCAGAGCAGCCGTTATATTATTCGGAGAATTGCTTTGGCACAGCAGATACGATCAAGTTCTCAAAAAAGAAACTTCGGATTCATGACTATAAATCAGGAGAAGGCCCTACATCGATTATTCAGTTGAGGATCTATGCTGCCCTTTTCTGCCTTGAGTATCATGTGGATCCGGAAGATATTAATACAGAGCTTGCAATCTATCAATCCGGTGCTAAGAACGAAGAAACAGCAGATCCTGCCGAAATCAGGAGAATAATGGATAAAATAATCCATTTCGACAAAATGATATTTGATATGAAACGAGGTGCGATCGAATAATGGGATACGAATATTCTCGGGATGATGAGTCCATTGATATTTTCGATAATGAAGATATTGAGGTAGATGATTATCAGGATGATATCCTCGATGATGAAGACTTAGAAGCAATTGCCCATTATGGAATGCCTCGTAGATCTGGCAGATACCCATGGGGGTCTGGTGAAAATCCTTATCAACGAGAAGCTTTCTTTAGAAGCTCTTATGGCGAACTTCGTTCACAGGGGCTTTCTGACACGGAGATAAGAACCGCGATGGGAATGTCTTCTACTGAGTTCCGTCAGATGAAGTCCATTTCAAAAGATAGAGTTCGTGCCGAACGCATTGCGCAGGTTATGAAGCTCAAAGAACATGGATATTCTAATGTCGAAATCGGTAAGCGGTTGAATCCGCCCAAAGGTGAAAGCTATGTTCGGTCCATTCTTACGGAGCAGGCGAAGGAACGTACTGAGCTTACTCGAAAAGCAGCCGATTTCATGAAGAATCAGCTTTCTACGAAGAAGTATCTGGATGTCGGCGAGGCTTCTGAACGGGAGCTCAGTGATATTCTTGGCTACAAGATCACATCCGAAAGAAAAGATACTGCACTTAAGATGCTTCAGGATGAAGGCTATGATATCGTCGAAATCAAGCTTCAGCAGGCGACCAATAAGCGAAATTTTACGACGATGAAGATTCTTGCTCCAAAGGGAACGACAAAACAGGATATTTATAATAATCTGGATTCTGTCAAAACTATTGGTGATTATGAGAATCTTACGGAGATGACTTCTCTTGGCCTGAAGCCTCCAGTAAGTCTTGACTCCAGTCGTGTTCAGGTTCGTTATCGTGATCAGGGTGGTCTTGAGAAAGATGGAACCATCGAGTTAAGAAGAGGCGTCGATGATATTTCTTTGGGCAAATCCAATTATGCACAGGTTCGGATTGCGGTTGACGGAACGCATTATCTCAAAGGAATGGCGGTCTATTCTGACAACCTTCCTGATGGCGTTGATGTTGTGTTCAACACCAATAAAACCGAAGATGTGCCGATGTTAGGTCCAAAGGATAATACGGTTCTTAAACCCATGAAACGTACTGCCGATGGAAGTATTGATACTGCGAATCCTTTTGGCGCGACAATCAAGAAGCAGATGTTCTATAATACCGGCGATGGCAATGCCAAACAGGGCGTTATGAACATTGTCAAAGAGGAAGGTGACTGGGCGGAGTATGCAAAAACTCTTTCTGCACAGATGCTTTCGAAGCAGCCGGTTCCTCTGATTAAACGGCAGCTCAATGAGTCCTATGAGTCTCGAAAGAAGGAATACGAAGAGATCCTTTCCCTTACAAACCCTGCCGTAAAAAAGAAACTTTTGGAAAGTTTCGCTGAGGATTGCGACACTGCTGCTGTAAATTTGAAAGCCGCCGCGTTTCCGAGGCAGGCAACTCAGGTTATTCTTCCTTTGACAACCATCAAGGACACTGAGGTCTATGCGCCACAGTATCGCGATGGCGAAGAGGTTGTTCTGATTCGATTCCCGCATGCTGGTGTTTTCGAGATTCCGAAGCTTAGGGTCAATAATCGAAATAAGGAAGGCAAGAGTCTTATTGGGGCTTCTGCAAAAGATGGCATTGGCATAAGTTCCACAGTTGCGGAGCAGCTTTCCGGTGCTGATTTTGATGGTGATTCTGTTGTTGTCATTCCTGTCAATGATAAAGTCAAAATTCGAACCGACAAAGTGCTTAACGATTTAAAAGGCTTTGATCCCAAGGTCGAATATAAGGGTTATCCAGGTCTGAAAAAGATCAACAGCGACTATAAGCAGAAGCAAATGGGTGTTGTATCGAACCTTATTACGGACATGACCCTTCAGGGTGCGCCCATGGACGAGATTGCACGTGCCGTTAAGTATAGTATGTGTATTATTGATGCCGAAAAACATGGGCTCGATTATAAACGCTGCTATCAGGAACAGAATATTGACGCACTCAAAAAAGAATATCAGGGTGGAGGAGGCGTATCTACGCTTATTTCTCGTGCCAAGAGCGAAGTTCGGGTCCCTGAACGTAAGAATTTCAGCATTGACCGTGACACTGATCATGAGACTGGTGAAAAGAAATACCGCGAGACTGGCAGAACCTATACGGACAAGGAGGGTAACACCTTCCGTGCAGAGGAGAAGTCCACGCGTATGGCAGAAACCAAAGACGCACGAACACTTATTTCCGAGGCCGACACCTCTACGGAGCGTGCATATGCGAACTATGCCAACCAAATGAAAGCTCTTGCGAATAAGGCTCGAAAAGAGTACCTGGATACCCCAAGCGCCAAGTTCAATCGTTCTGCTGAGAAAACCTATGCAGAAGAAGTAAACTCTTTGAAAGTGAAACTCAATAAGGCTCTCAAAAATGCGCCTCGTGAACGTCAAGCTCAGCTTGTTGCCAATGTTGTGATTAAGAACAAGAAAAAAGATAATCCTGACATTGACAAAAAGGAAGAGAAACGTCTAAGACAGCAGGCGATTGCAGCGGCCCGCGTGCGTTTCGGAGCAAACAGGCAAGATGTTCGAATCAATATTACGGACAAAGAATGGGATGCGATCCAGTCCGGCGCTGTCAGCAACAGTCTGCTGATGCGGATACTGGCCAATACGGATATGGATAGCGTCAAGCAGAGAGCCATGCCCCATCAGGGAACGGTTGTGACCCCTGCTATGGAGCGTAGGATCCGGAATATGCTGGGTAATGGGCGCACAGCGGCTGAGATAGCTGATGCTGTAGGAGTGTCCCTGACCACAGTGAATAGTTATAGGTAAGGAGGTGGTACATATGACCGAAAAGCAGGCAATGCTGTCGACAGTTGACAACCCTTGGAATCCGTTTACAAACTTTGATGAATGGTATGCGTTCGATGTGGGGCATGGGTACCACTCTTGCGCTGTTTTGGATCGCTTTGCGCGAACTTCTGATGCTTTGTCCGATGCTGACAATTCACTTGAAATTAGTAATGCAATTGATGAAATCATTAAGTTCGATCCTTTTCACAGATTCATTAAGGTTTTGCAGGATTAAATAGAGTTTCATTAGTAAGATGCACTTTCAAATGAAGTTTCAGTTTGCATTCTTTTGTCATTTGTAATGCAAATTAAAATTCAAAGTGCGTACTCAAATGCTTTGGCACAATGAAAATAGAAAATATAAACATAAAATAAACGTTCAAATGACAACTAATTTCTTACACGATGACATAGGGGAGGGGTAATATCTATACACCCCCACCCCTGCAT